AAGCGGTCGAGGTCGAGCAGGCCGTTCTCCTGCACGTCGAGGTAGGTGACCTCGAAGCCCTGGCGCTCCAGCTCGCGCATGGTGTCGAGCACGGCCTTGTGCTCGGTCTTCACGGTCACGAGGTGCTTGCCACGCGACGCGTAGAAGTGCGCGGCACCCTTGATCGCGAGGTTGTTGCTCTCGGTGGCGCCGGAGGTCCAGACGATCTCGCGCGGGTCGGCGCCGAGCAGCTCGGCCACCTGGGCCCGGGCCTTCTCGACGGCCTCCTCGGCTTCCCAGCCCCAGGCGTGACTGCGCGAGGCCGGGTTGCCGAAGTGCTCGCGCAGCCAGGGGATCATCGCGTCGACGACGCGGGGGTCGACCGGCGTCGTCGCGCCGTAGTCCATGTAGATCGGAAAGTGCGGGGTCATCGCAGGATGGGAGGCAGGTTCGTGGAGACGACGGCGCTCACTTCGTGAATGCAGAGCCGAGCGCGAACACCGAGTTCGGCGCGGTCACCTTGATCGGCTTGACCACCGGGGTCGTCGAGATGGCGCGCTTGACCGGCACCTCCTCGATGCTGACGCCCTTGGCGAGCTGCTCATCGACGAGCTTCTGCAAGGTGATCGAGTCGAGGTACTCGATCATGCGGGTGTTCAGGCTGGTCCACAGGTCATGCGTCATGCAGCGACCGGTGTCCTCGCCCATGCAGTTCTCCTTGCCGCCGCAGCCGGTGGCGTCGATCGGTTCGTCGACGGCCACGATGATGTCGGCGACGGTGATCTCGGAGGCCGCACGGCCCAGCGAGTAGCCGCCGCCGGGGCCACGGGTGCTCTCGACGAGCTCGTGCCGGCGCAGCTTGCCGAACAGCTGCTCGAGGTACGACAACGAGATCTGCTGGCGCTGGCTGATGGCCGCCAGCGCGACCGGGCCGCTGTTCGACCTGAGTGCGAGGTCGATCATCGCGGTGACGGCAAATCGGCCCTTGGTGGTGAGACGCATCGGGAATCTCCTGTCGGAAGAACTGTGCAACGAAGCGGAACTGCGGCGGACTGCGAACTGCGGAGAGAGGCTTGCGCCGGCCGGTCTGTCGTCGAGCCCGTCCAGGCCCCGTCGATCCCGACTTGTTTGCTCAAGTTTATCCGAAGTCGACCGATTTTGTCGAGCTTTGTTCCAGCCTTTGTTCAGGAAGTTCCCTGGTCAAAACTGCCCGTCTTAACCCAAACGTAAGAGTAAACCCTCGCATGCGTCCTCGACCAGGTCGAGCACCCGCTCGAAGCCTGCCGGCGGGCCGTAGTAGGGGTCAGGCACCTCGCCGACGTCCCGGTGCCGCAAGGCGTGCTCCATCAGCAGGCCCAGGCGTGCCGGTGCGCCTGCCGGACAGAGGTCGCGCAGTCGCTGCAGGTTGCCGGTGTCCATCGCCAGCACCCAGTCGAAGCGCTCGAAGTCCGCCGGCACGACGCGCCGCGCGCGGATCCTGGAAAGGTCGTAGCCGCGCGACGCCGCGTGCCTCAGTGCGCGGCGGTCGGGCGGCTGGCCAGCGTGATGGCCGTGGGTGCCCGCCGAGTCGACCTCGACATGGCGCTCCAGTCCGGCAGAGCGCAATCGCGCCCGCAGCACGCCCTCGGCGGTGGGCGAGCGGCAGATATTGCCCATGCAGACGAACAAAACAGCCGCTTTTCTCATGTGCGACAAGGACTTAGGGCCGTTTTTTGGGTTGTCTTCCACCCCGAAAAACATTGCGGTGCGTTGTGTGAAATCAACAGCTTAGCGCAGCATGCCGCACGCGTTGTAGCGACACCACCCGCCACCACCGGATGCACACAATTCCCCACAGCGCACCGCGTAGCCCCGCTGATTCACGCGCATACACCAACGTGAAGGCGTACAGTTCGGGCCGCACGGCGTAAGCATTGACGAACGTCGGCAGGGGAACGGGGCTGCCGCAAAGTCGGCGAGGAGATGAAGTGACGCTGGCCTATCGGGTTGGAATTTGGGGATGGAAAGCGGTCGCCAAGGCTGGCGGTCGGGTGCGTCTCCGCGTCCGCATCACCCGGGACGAAGACGCAGACGTCTACATCGCGCGCAGTCCAGACCTAGATGGCCTGATCTGCGAAGCCAAGACGCTCGACGAGCTCAAGGAAGAGACCCTGCGGTGCGCAGACGCGCTGCTCGAGCTGCAGCTCGAAGGGCGACACCCGCTGGCCAGCACCGAGTTCCACCTGAGCAGCCCCGTCCCTCACGGGGCATGAACGGCTACTACAAGCTGGTCATCGAACAGCTCAAGAAGGCCGGCTACACGCTGATCCGCCAGACTGGCTCGCACCAGATCTGGACAAATGGCAAGCGCAACCAGGTCGTCTCGACCAACTGCGATTCGCGCCACACCGCCAACGGCATCATGAAGCAGGCCGGGCTCGATCACCGCTTCTGAGCGCTCACCGCGCCCCCAGCGCCGCTCGCCCAGCATCACTGCGCGGCGTCTGCGGTCCGGCGCACCTCGTTCACCCGGCGGTTCAGGTCGGTCATCACGGCCGTGATCTGCTCGTCGATCTGAGCCAACTGCTCGCGGTATCCCGGCGCCTCTGCCGCCGCAACCTCGCGGCGCAGCCGGCGCAGTTCCGACACCTTGCGTGTATAGGCGTTGCCCGCACCGGCCAGCGCCGCCAGCGGCTCCTCGCGCTGCACCGCGGCCACGTCCTCGCCGGCCTTGGCGCGCCCGCGCAGTTCGTTCTCGATCTGGTTGATCTCCTTGACGTTCTCGTAGAACGTGTCGGCCTGGCCGGCGCTGCCCCGCACCGAGCCGGCGAAGCGGCCGAGCAGCGGAACCTTGTAGATGGGCAGCTCGTCGCCGGCGATCGGGGCCGAGACGGTCGTCGCCAGCTTGCCGATCTCGCGGCCGACACCGCCGGTCAACTGGCCGATGATGTAGTCGATCTGGTCAGGGGTCGGGCTCAAGGCCCCGGGCTGGTACTTCGTACCGCCGGTAGCGACGTTCACGCTCTCGGCGATGACCTTGCCCCACGGCGTGGCTGCACCCTTCGCCAGTGCCATGCCCGGCTGTGGATCCAGCGGGCTGCTGTCCTCGCGGTAGATCGGGCGCCCGTTCCAGTCGGTGTTGGTGGCCAGCGCCCAGAACGGATCGACGACCGTGGGCATTGCCATCTGCCCGATCGGCTGGGCGCCGCCCAACGGGTTGAAGGCGTCGAGCAGGATCTGCAACATCCCAGCCACTTGCTTGCCCGCTGACTTCTCCGAGCCTCCCACGGCCCACTCGGTTGCAAGCCGCCCCAGGTTGGGCAGGAAGTGGAAGCCCAGCGGCATCGGAATGGTGACGTAGTCCTTGTTCGACAGCGGGATGATGAGGTTCCGCTCCTTGACCCACTCCGGGATCTTGTCCCAGTTGTCCTCCTCGCCGTCGTCGCCGCCGCCTCCCATCATCAGCATACCCAGAGTGGTGTTGAGCACGCCCACCAGCACACCACCGACCATGATGGCGCGCCCCTTCGGCCCGCGCAGCGTCTCGACCATCCGCGTCGTGCCTTGAACGGACGAGTTGAAGAATGCGTACCAAGCACTGATGTGACGCCCCGCGCGGCCCTTGCGGTTGAAGTTCACCGTCAGGTTCTTGGCCAAGCTCGCCGCACGCTCCTTGGTCATGCCGCTGTCCAGCGCCGCCTTGTAGGCCGACACCCGCACGGCGTTCTCCAGCGCCTCGTTGTAGTCCGACAGCAGCTTTCCGAACCAGACGAAGCCGCGCGCAAGCCGGCCGCGGTCCAGCGCGGCCAGCTCCTTCTGCATCTCCTTGGCGCGATCGTTGATGTCCGCGAACAGGTCGCGGAAGCCGGTGGCGCCGCCGACCTGCTCGAGGTCTTTCCACAGCGCGATCCACTGCGCATTGACCGGGTTGGCGGCTCGCGAGCCACGTTCCTTGCGCCACACTGCTCGCAGTGCCGGAAGAACGCCGGCCAGCACCCGGCGCTCCTGGCCGGCTATCGGCGTGGTGCTGAGGTTCAGTGCCGCGCCCTGCACGTCGCGCAGCATGTTGACGACGCCGAAGATCGGGTTGTACTGGGTGTTGACGGCGGCGAACCATCGGGTGTACTTCGACACCACGCTGCTGACGAAACCGAGGTCGCCGACGTCGGCCCCCTTCATCGCCGTGGCCAGCCGCATGGCTTGCGGGTTGCCCTCCTCGAAGATGATCGAGGCGTCCTTGCCGGCGATGCGCAGCGTCACCACGTTGGAAAGGTTGCGATACGCGCCGTCGATCTGGCGGCGCACCGTGCCCGTCACCGGGTCGACCGTCTTGGTCATCGGCGGGCTGTCCAGGCGCCAGAAGTCGCGCAGGGGGTTCTGGCCGACCAGGACGTACAACTTCTGCAGCACAAGGTTCTTTTCGCCACGGGTCAGCGCCGCCTCGCGCTGCATGGCGATGTGCCCCAGGATGTTCGTGACCTTCTGCGTCGAGCCCACACGCTGGCGCATGCCCATGCCGCGCACGTTGAAGCCCTGGCCGATCGGGTGCGCATGCGAGTCCGGGTGCGCCTCGTCGCGGTGCAGAGGCACGTAGTGGCGGTACGCGGCGCGCCAGGTGTCCAGCGTCGCGCGGGGCACCAGCCCGTACTGCTCCAGCGTCTCGAGCGTCTTGGCGTTGATGGCGTCCACCCGCGCCGCCAGCGCGTCCATGTCGGCGCGCTGCGCCGGCGTCAGGCCGGCCATGACGGCCGCGGCATCGGCGTCGGACATGCCCGACAGTGCCAGCCGCTCCTCCTCGGTGCCCGGGTAGGCTTGCATGCGGTTGACCTCTGCCAGCCGCTCGCGGGCCTGGGCCACCGCGTCGTCCAGCGCAGCCGTGGCCGTGCCCTGCGCCGCTGCCCGCTGTCGCTGCACCTGCAGATCGCGCAGCTCCTGCTCGGCCTGCGTCTGCAGGTTGGCCAGTTCCATGCGGCTCGGGTTGCGCTTGGCCATCGCCGCGTTCGCCTCGGGCGCGTGGCGGGCGTGCAGGAAGCGCTCGAAGTCCTCGATGCCGATCCCGCGCTCGCGCATGTCCTTCAGCAGCGGCGTGAGCTCGTCGTCAAGGAACCGCTCGGTGCGCGTGGCCAGCCGCTTGTGGAACAGCTCCTCGCCCAGGTAGGCGTCGTTGAGGTCATTGACGGTGCCGCCCAGGGCCTGAATGTGGGCCTGGACGCGCTTGAGGTCGACAAAGCGGTCCTGCAGCTCGTAGATCAGCTTGTCCAGCGCCTCGGGGCTGGTGAGGTTCATCGCCCTCTGCTTCAGCGCCTGCCAGCGGTTACGCTGGGCCGGCGCTGGCTGCGGCGGCGGGTTGGGGCCGATGCCGTTGCGCGGTGGCCTTCGCACGTCGCGCAGGATGCCGTTGTCGGCCGGATCGAAGGTGCCGCGGTTGCCGATGGCGCTCTTGATCTGCTCGGGCTCGAAGGCGATGTACTGCACCGGCCCACTGCCGTCCTTCCAGCCGCGCAGGATCACGCCGTCGTGGCCTTTGCGCCGAGCATCGAGGATCACCTCCTTGATGACCTTCTCGCTGACGAACCCTTTCATCGCGCCCTCCGAGGCGTCGACTTCGAGCGGGTTCTTCATCGACAGATACGCCGGCATCACGCTCGCCCCCACGGGCTGGAAGGCGCGGCCAGCGCGGTTCTCGGTCATCCGCGCGCCGTTCTCGGCGAACGCGCTGGCGATCTTTGCGTCCGGGGTGAAGTAGAAGCCCGGCAGAGGAATGTGGGTAGAGGGCGCCTTGGCGTCAAAGGCGCTGAAGTCGCGGTGCGTGCCGTGATACACCACCAGCGGCTCGCCCGTGTCGGGGTCGACGGCCTTGGAGACGGTGTCCCCTTTCAGCAGGCCGCGCAGTACAATCGCAACGCCTTCTGAACTGGATGAGCCGGATCGCTCGGATGCCTCGGCGTCGGCCCCGGAAACTCGGCGGTTCAGGAGGCTTTCTTTTGTGGCAACGCTGTGCAGGTACATGCGCCTGCTGTTGGTGTCGCGGTGAACAAGCACCGTCACGACGTCATCCACCCCGTCGATCTTCACGGGCGCTGAGACGTACAGACTATCGACGCCGCCATCTGTTGCCTTATGGACCAGCGCGCCCCTCTCCAGCACATCCTTGACTGCCGCAAACGCTGCGTACTTGAATCTGCTTGGCTTACCGTGGGCCATGGAGTCCCGCACTGATCGCATGTCCAGCGCGATCTCGCCAATGACTGGGTGCGTGGCCCGGCCGCCCTGCGAAGCGAACATCTTTGCGGCCCACTGGCGCACGTGTGCCGGACCGTCTTGCGGCACGATGCCGCTGTCAAGGCTTGCAACAGGCTCACCATTGATGATGGCTGACGCCTCCCAATCCCCGAACCAGGCCTTGAAGCGCGGGGTGCGCACCTGCACCCACTGGCCATAGGTCAGCTTGGTGTTCCCGGCGGCCTTGGCGCGGCCGTGGGCATCGCGCCCGCCGTAGGCGCGCTCGGTCTGCTGGAACTCCCGGCGCAGCGCGCTGTCGATGTCGCCATCTTCCGGCTCGGCCTCCTCTGGCCGGCGAAGGTCGGCAACGGCCTCCGAGGGTGCCGCGCGCTCGTCCACCAGCCACACCGCCGACTTGGGCGCATGGATCACCGTCACGTTGCGGCGGCTGCCTCCCAGCGGATGGTCGTCGCTGCGGTCGTAGATGCCGATGGCCTGCGGGTTGCCGAACTCGTCGGCCTGCAGCCCGGCGCGCTCCTCGTCGGTCAGTCGGCTGGCGTCGTGGCGCGGCAGATCGTCAGGCTTGACCATCACCTCAATGACCGCGGGGTCGTCGTAGCCCATCACCTCCTCGGCATAGGCTTCGGCCACCTCGCGGCTCGTGGTCAGCCACGTCGAGCCCGAGTCGTTGAACGGTGCGGCCGCGCTGACACCGCGCCACGCCCGCATGGTGTATCCGGCTGCGATAGCCTGCTCCGCAGATCCGCGGCGCACTTCTTCGCCTCGGCTGCGGCCGGCGCCCGCCGGGTCCGCCAGGCCCGCCTGGGCGCCCATGTCGGTGAGCATCCTTCGTGAGCGGAAGGCGCCGTCGTTGGCGGAGCCCAGCACCTCGTCGAGGCCGCGCAGGATCTCGGCGCTGGCGTTCACTCCCAGGATGCCGGCGGCGCGCTGTGCCATCTCGCGCAGCCACGTCCAGATGCCTTGCCAGACACTGCCGCGCGCGTCGAACCGGCGCTGCAGCAAGTCGGTGGCGTTGACGGCCCAGAACTCGCTCGGGTTCACGAGCTGGTAGTGCGCGTCGTAGTCGAGCACGCCGTCGGCGAACGCCTTGACCAGGGTCTGCCGCGCGCGCTGGTCGCCGGCCATGGCGGGGCCGATCAGCGCCAGGGCCTCGCGCTGCGCGGGCGTGGCGCGCTTGACGGCACGCGCCAGGCTGCGAGCCCACTCGAACCGGATGCGCGCCTGCTGCTGCGGCGTCATCATGCGCTCGGCGTGATGCAGGATCTCGTGCACCGCCGTGCCCGGGTTGGTCGCGCCCTTGAACAGGGTCATCACGCGCTCGGCCGGGTTGTATTGGCCGGCGTCAGGGCGATCGCCGGGCTGGCGAACACTGATGCCCAGGTCTGCGGCCAGCGCCTCGTTGCGCCCGAGCGCCCACAGGGCGAACTCCGCGGTGTCGGCGTCGAGATCGCCGCGCCGCCGCGCCGCGATCAGCTTCTCGCGCACCCAGTCGGCGCCGCGCTCACGCTCGGCAAAGTCGCGGTTGCGGCGCTTGGCGCCCGCTGCGCGCTCGAGGTCATCGGCCAGCACACGCGCAGCGGTGACGAACCCCTCCTCCGTCAGCGCGCCCCGATCCAGCCGGTCGACGAGCCGGCCCAGCCGCTGGCCTGCCTGAACGCGCGGCACGCTCTTGCGCTCGTAGCCGGCAAAGGCCGGCCCGGCCACGGCGGCGGCTGCCTCTTGTGCGGAAGCCGGGCCGCGTGCGCCGGCGGAGATGTCCCACAGCGGCGTGTTGCGCCCGATCCCTCCGCCCGGGCGGATGTAGCTGAACAGCACGCCGGAAGGGCGGCTGTCCAGCTCCTGCGCGCCGGTGTAGACCGCGAACCCCAGCGGCTTCAGCCGCGTGGTGAACCGATCGTTCGCGGCGCGCACATCGCCAGCCAGGGCGCCGCGCAGCGCGACCGGCGCGCCGAACTCGTCAGCCAGGGCCGCAAGGTCGCTCAAGTCCCTGTCGGACAGCAGTCCGAAGGCGCTGGTGGTGATGACCCCTTGCTCGTTGAGTCGGGGGGCACGCCAGTCTCCGAACTGGTCGCCGGGGAATCGCTCGGTGAGTCGCTGCCGTAGGCGGGCGGCGGCGTCCACGTCCCGCATGACGGCGGAACGAGACCACTGCGAGAAACCGGACACTCGCAAGAGGGCTGCCAGATCATCCGAGGATCGTATTGCATCCGCGGCGCGAATGCGCTCCAGAGCGGCCCGCGCGGCGCGCACCTGGGCGCGAGTGGGGTTGTTGCGGCGAATGTCGAACAGGACGTCGGCCTCGTTGGCTTCCACGGCCCCCGTCTGCGCCAGGCTTCCGGTGCCAGCCGGCGTGCCTCGCCCTTCATCCAGCGTCGGCGGCGCCGCGTCGCCAGGCGCCTGGGCGAACTCCATGATCTCGTCGAGCGCGTCGCCCAGGCCGGCAGCGCGCAGCGCGCGGCGCTGCCGCTCCTGCGCCTTCGCGAGCAAGGGCTTCTGCGCCTCCGGGATCTCCGGCCCGCGGGCCAGCAGCAGCCGCTGCACCTGCGTGTGCTGCATCCGCACGTCGGCCAGCTCCTGCGCCTGGGCAAAAGCCTTGCGGCTCTGCGCGATCCACTTCTGTTCGTTCTGCCGCTCCCGCTCGATCCCCTGCTCGGTGTCGGCGCGGTGCGCATCCATCCGCTCGACGAAGTTGGCCATTCGCTGGATGATGCCCGTCGCACTGATCGGCTCCTTGGCGGGCCAGTAGCCCATCGTGCGGTCGATCGAGTCATTGACATCGGCCAGCCTGACGCCATCGGCGGAAGATCCGTCCATGCGGAACCGCAGCCCCCGGAAGGTGACGTCTGTCGTCTTCGGGCTGCCCGCGCTGGCCGTTTCTGCAACCGCCCTGGCGATGGCCTGCGTGAACTCCTTGCGATCGGTGAACGCCTGGCCGCCGATGGTCACGCCCGACGGAAGTCCTTCCTCGGGCACGGGATGCTTGGCCGCGGCGCCGATCAGGCGCTTCCACCCCGCCAGTTCGGCCGGCCCGGCGATCTCGACGTACTCGCGCGCCCACCGTGCCCGCCGCGCCGCGTCGGCCACGGCGTCGGCGTGCGCCGCTTGAAGGTTCTCGAGCCGCTTGACCTCGTTGCGCAGTTGCGTCTCGCGCAGGATCAGCGGGTCGCCGGACGCCGCGGCCTTCATCTCGGCGGCGTTGGCGGCCTCGCCGTCGATGTCCTCGATCTCGTTGGCCGTGCCGTCGTAGTTGCGCAGCTGCTCGATGCCGCGGGCCTTGTGCTCGAGGATCTGCCAGCGTCGGGTGTCGTAGGTCTGCTTGGTGGCGTAGCGGTAGATGCCCACCTCGAAGCCTTCTGGATCGCGCTGGTACAGCAAGTTGCCGCGCCGGATGATGCGGCCCTCGCGCTGCTCCAGATCCGACGGCCGCCAAGGCGCGTCGATGTGGTGCAGCGCCACCAGCCGGTCCTGCACGTTCGTGCCGGCACCCATCTTGGGCGTCGACCCCAGCAGGAACCGCACGTCGCCGCGCCTGACGGCCTTGAACAGCTTGTCCTTGGCCGCGGGCGTGGCGTAGTCGTGGATGAAGGCGATCTCCGATTCGGGCACGCCGCGGGCGATCAACTTGGTGCGGATGTCGTCGTAGACGCTGAACTTTGCGGTGGCGCTGACGCCAGCGATGTCCTGCGGGGCGATGTAGGGCGACTCGTTGGCGTCGATCTCGTTGGCGTTGTCGTAGTCGTCGATGAGGTCTTGCGTGATCTCCCCGACCCGCTCGCGCTCGTCGATCCACCTCTGGCGCTTGTCCTCGTTGCGGGCAGCGTCGGCGGCCCACACCAGGGCCTCGCCCTTGCTCTTGAAGCCCGAACGCAGCAGCGTCCCGCTGGCGGCGTCATACACCGCCTGCGTCTTGGCGTCGCCGCTGCCCGACTGCACGACGAAGAACGGCAGCGCCTCGTAGCCCTCGACCGTGTGCATCGTGCCGCGCTTGTGCACCACCTGGCCGTCCTCGCGCACGTACAGGCGCCGCGGCGTGCTGGCCAGGCTGCCGCGCTCCGACAGCGGGACCGAAAGGTCGCAGAAAATCAGCTGCGCGCCCTTGTCGTCGGCCCAGCGGCGGTACTCGTCCATCATGTTGTCGATGGCGAGGTTGATCTTCGAGCCCGCGAAGTCCGCCGCCGCCGGGTCGACCAGCCGGTAGTCCAGGCCCGCCTTGTTGGCCGCGCCCGTGAGCGACAGCGCGTTGATCTTGCCCTTGGTGTCCTTGGTCAGTTGGCGCAGGTTCTGGAACTGCCCGAGGATGCTCCTGGGGTCGACGAAGATGCGGGGCGACAGCGCAGCCTCCACGGCCGCCATGCGCGCCTCGCCTTCAGTCTCGAAGGCGCCAAGCAGCCGCGTCACAGGGGCCTGGCCCTGAACCTGCGACTCCACCAGAACACGGGTCTTGCCGTCCTTCTGCTCGAACTTCACCTTGTCGCCGTCGGCCACCATGAAGCCGAAGACGGGGCGGTTGTTGATGTCGATCTCGAGCTGCGGCACGCCCATGAAAGACGCCACCTGCGGCGAGCGGTCGGCCACCACCACCGTAGGCCGGCCACCACGGATGCGCGGCACCGGGAACTTGCTGCCCCTTGCCTCCTCCTGCGACTTCAGGTCGTCCAGCGTCACCACGTCCGCGAAGGCGTTGTAGTGCGCCATCAGCGCGCCGAGGTTCTTGAACTTCGAGAAGCGGGTGCTGCTGCGGTATCCCGTGCCCGAGGGCGACACCTCGTAGACGTTCTCGACGCTGCCGAACTGGCGCGCCCAGGCATCAAAGACGTGCAGCCCCTCCTCCTTGAGCAGCGGGTACTGCATGAAGCGCTGCATGTTGAACATCTCCACCAGGGAGTTGCTCACCGGCGTGCCCGTCGCGCCTACGATCGGCGCCTGCTTGCCGAGGGTGTTGAACATCCACTGCAACTTGACGAACAGGTCGAACGCCTTGTCAGAGCCGTTGGGGTTGCCCATCCCGGGCACGCGGTCCATCGTCGACGTGTAGAACAGGTTCTTGAACTCGTGCAGCTCATCGACGAAGAAGGCGTCGACACCCAGTTCGTCGAACGTGACCACCTTGTCGCGGGAGCCGAGCGCCGCGAGCTTGGTCTTCATCTTCGCCTCGAGGGTGCGCTTGATGCGCTCCATGTCGCCGACGATGCGAGAGTCGCCGCGGGCGCGTTTCATCTGCTCGATGGCGTCGCTGATCTCGCGCACCTGCTCCTCGAGCACCGCGCGCTCAGTCTCCGGCGGCAGCGCGATCTTCTTGAGCGAGGAGTGCCCGACGATGACCGCATCCCAGTCGCCGGTGATGATCTTGGAGAAGAACTTCTCGCGGTTGCCCTTGGCGAAGTCGTCCGGCGTGGCCGCCAGCACGTTGGCACCGGGGTACAGCCGCGCGAACTCGCTGAACCACTGCAGCGTCAGATGATTCGGCACCGCAAACAGGGGCTTGCGGGCCACGCCCGTGCGGCGCAACTCCATGGCGATGCTGACCATCTGGAAGGTCTTGCCCGCACCGACCACATGGTCGAGGAGGATCTGCCGCGACTGCAGCGCACGCCAGACGCCGTTCTTCTGGTGCGGCAGCAGCCCGATCACCTCGTCGGGCACCTTGCCGGGCAGCGTCAGGTGCGAGCCGTCGTAGCGGCGGTCCACCCAGCGGTTCATCTGCTCGTTGTAGTCGGCCGCGATGCGCGATGCGCGATCCGGGTCGGACCACAGCCAGGTCTGCCACTCCTGTTGGATGGCGCGCTGCTTGTCCCGCGCGGCCTCGGTCTCCTTCTCGTTGACCGTCGTCGTCGTCGAGCCGTCGCCGTTGCGATGCGTGTCCGTCACCACCACCGACTTGCCGGCGATGGTGGCATCCAGTATCTCGAGCGCCGGCATGCGCGCCGTGCCCCACTTGCCGCGGTTGAGGGTCGCATCGGGGTTGCCGGTCACCGACACCAGCCAGCGGCCCAGGCTGGACACGTAGTGCGCCCGGACGTCGGCGCCGCTGATGATCTTGGCGAACTGCTCGAGCACGCCGCCGGCAATGAACTTGGCGCCGATGGCGGCGTGGATCTCGCTGGGCCGCTTGTCCTCGGGGATGACCTTGCGCAGCGCCTCCACGTTGCGCCGCAGGCCCGCATCGTCCCGCGCCGCCGCCTCGGCCTGCGCCAGCTTGGTCTTCACGTCGCCGGACAGGTACTCGTCGGCCGTCACGATCCGGCCGCCGGGTTCGGCAAACACCAGATCGCCCAACTCGGCCACGATCGCCGCCTCATCCTTGCCGTACAGCCGGCTCATGTAGGCCATGTCCAGCGTGCCGCGGAAATTCAGGCTCGCCAGCATCGCGTCGCGGGCGCTGGTCACCACCATGCCGTCCTGCGGCGGAAACAGCACCCGACGCTTGAAGATGTCCGCCTTCTTCGCCGACGGCTTGCGCGGCTCCACGCCCTCGCGCGCCGCCGCCGCTTCGCTCATCCCGCGGTCGTAGTCGAACTCCAGCGCCAGCAGGAGGCTGGCCTCGGTGTCGTCGAGGAACAGCCGGCGGTTCGTCGGGTCGTTGACGTAGCCGTAGTCCTTCTGGAACTCGTCGTAGAAGCGGTTCAAGTCGCGCCGGTGCGCCTCGATCTGCTGCTCGTTGGCCTGCGGCGAACGCTCCAGGCGCATCTGCGCGCGAAGCGCGTTGCGCAGCCGGATCATGCCCTTGACTCGCAGCGCCGCCTTCTCGTTGGGCGCCGCCCAGGAAGTCGCCCGCCGCTCGCCGGCCTCGTCCTGGGCGCGGATCTTGACCGAGCCGTCGCCGGCCACGAAGAAGCTGCCGACCTTCACGCCCTCCGGCACCTCGTCGGCCTGCATCTGCTCAGTGCGGTCGATGGGCACGAAGATGTTCTCGGGCAGCGTCTGCGCCCAGCGGGCCAGCCCATCCTCGAGATTGCCGACGGGCTCCACCGTGTATTCGTTCGGCCGGTACATGGTGCCGCCGGCGCCGGGCGTGCCGAGCACGCTGCCTGGGTTGTCCAGGAAGTAGCGGTTGACGCGGTGCGCCACCACGTCGCCCGTCTTCGGGTTCGCGTTGCGCTGCTCGCCTATGTCCAGCCAGTTCGGCGCGCTCTCGCCCGCCGTGGTCTTCTGGAACACGATGATGTCCGTCACCACCTCGGTGCCGGCGTTTTCCATGAACGCGGTGCGCGGCAGCCGGACGGCACCCACGAGACGTGCGCGCTTGGCAATCCACTGCCGCGCCTTGCTGTCCTGGGCGTCGAGGAAGTTGTGCGACACCACCATCACCATCACGCCACCCGGGCGCAGCTTGTCGATGGTCTTGGCGAAGAAGTAGTTGTGGATCGACCAGCCGCTGTACGGGCTGCTGTGCATGTCCGCCAGCGGCTCGTTGCCGAACGGCGGGTTGCCGATCGCGATGTCGAAGAAGCCGCCCGGAACATCGAAGTCCTCGAAGCCCTGGTTGCGCACCTAGGCCGAGGGGTACAGCCCGGCCGCGATGCGGCTCGTGATCGGGTCGAGCTCCACACCGAACAGCTGCGCCGTCGCGCGCATCGACTTGGGCATCAGGCCGAAGAAGTTGCCCGAGCCCACCGAGGGTTCCAGCACCCGGCCGCGGGTTGCGCCCAGCCGCTCGAGCACCGAATACATGGCCTTGACCACCACCGGGCTGGTGTAGTGCGCGTTGAGCGTCGATGCCTTGGCGGCATCCCACTCTCGATCTGTCAGCAGTGCACGCAGCTCGGCGTGCTGCTTGGTCCACTGCTTGTTGGCCGGGTCGAACACCCCCTTGAGGGCGCCCCATCCGACGTAGCGCGCCAGCGCGCGCCGTTCGTCGGCCGTCGAGGGCCGGCCCTCGGCTTCGAGGGCCTTGATGATCTTGATGGCCGCGATGTTGTCGCGGTACTTGCGGGTCAGTCCTCCGGTTCCGATGTCCTGCCCGTCGAGGTCGAAGTCTCCGGCGGCTCCAGGCTCAGGCCCCACTCCTGCGCGATCTCGTGGCGCGCCAGATGCCTGGCCGTCTCGTCCGCCAGCACCCGACGTTCCTGCTCCTCCTGCGCCTTGAGCGCCGGCAGGTACTCGCCCGCCGCCAGCAGCGCCTTCACCCGCTTGGGCCATCCCAGCATCCACCGGTTGGCGATCTCGGTCGCCAGCGGCGGCATCGACTTGATCTTGCGGCGCACTTCCGGCGGGTAGCTGCTGGGTCTGTAGAGGGTCTGCATTGACGGGCTCCTGCGGGCTCGGGCTGGCATTTTGCGCCGAGCCGGCCGCCGCGTCAGCCGCCGCAGCGGGGGTCTCTTGCGCGGGCGGGTTCACGTCGTTGGCGAGGTCGCCCGGAGGCGGCACCGTCTTGGCCAGCGAGTCCAGCCAGGCGGACACGGATGCAGTCGGCTGGAAGCGCGCACGCTCACCGACGAAGAAGTTGCGCAGCCGCGCGGCGAGCCGCTGGAAGAACTGCTCGACGACGGTCAGCGGCTTGTCCTGGGTGGTCGCCCAGCGCGAGACCTGATCCGCGAACCACTCACCGAACGAGCGCCAGTAGGCGTCGGCTTCATCGCCCGCGCGGCTGCCGAAATCGCCGGCCGTGCGCCCCGAGCGGAACGCGCGCATGGCGCGGGCCATGTCGATCGCCGGGCCGCGCCGGTTGGCCTCCAGCCAGCGCGCGTGCTCGGCGCGGATCGCCGTCTGCACTTCCGGCAAGGCAGACGCCAGCGCCTCGCGCTCGACGATGTGCCCGAGCTCGTGGGCCGCGACCTCTAGTTGCTTCAGCACGGAGACGCCCGGGCGCATGGCGATGTGATAGTCGCCCTTGCCCAGCGGCTGCATCACGCCGTTAATGTTGCCGCCGCCCAGGCTGGCCTTGCCGATCCGCCAGAAGCGGCCGACGAGGTTGCGGGCCATCGTGGCGCCGGACTGCGGCGTCGTCACGACGATGCGCACGCCCTCCAGGCCGAGCAACGGCACCCAGCCGCGGATGACGTTGACCACGCGCTCGCTGATGTCGTCAGCGAACACCAGGCGCTGGCCGTCGGTGAACGGACCGTCGGGGTTGCGGGCCTCGGCGTCGGCGTCGGCGCGCAGTGCATCGGCGCGAGCCGCCAGCAGTTCGGCGCGCTCCTGTGCCGTGAAGGCATTGCCGGTGTAGCTGCTGATGTCCACCCGCGTGCGGGTGCTGCCCTTGGCAGCGGCGAACACCGGGTCGCCCGACAGCATCGAGTAGCCCTGGATCAGCGCCAGGTCACCGCGAAACCAGACCACACGACCGCCCAGGTCGCGAGCGTGGTCCTGGGCCGCCTGCGGCGGCTCGGCCGCCGCGTCAGCCGCCGCAGCGGGGGTGTCCTGCGCCGCGCTGCGCGTCCCGGCGAGCGCCACCACCCCGTCGCGCACGTCGCGGATGAAGCGCACCACGTAGGGCTGCATGTTGCGTGCGGCGTCTTCGCCGAACTTGTCCAGCACCATGCGCACGATCGCGCGCATGGCCTCCTTGATGTCGCTGGCGGCATCCTGGAAGTTGGCCAGGGCCGCCTGGAACAGCGGCTTGGCCTTGGCGTAGGTCTCCTCGTCGAACGTCGGGCCGGAGCCCAGCCGGCCCGGGCTCTTGCCTCCGAACAGCGCGCCCAGGCCGTCAATGGCATTGGTCAGGCCCTGGCCGACGTTCTGCGCCGCGGACGCCGCGGCTTGGCCTGCGGTGCGGGCGCCTTCTGCTGGCGTGGGCGCTGGCGCTGGCGCAGGTGCGGGTGCGGCGTCGGCTGGCTTGCCCTTGCCGAGCTCCTCATCAAGCACGTCTGCGAACATCGCGTCGAGCCCGTCGCTGTCCGAGGTCGGCGCGGGCGAGTTCCCGAAGATGTCGTTCTGCCCGGCCGCGTCGGCCGGCCGGTCCGAGCCGGTCAGCGTGAAGTCGTCCCGCTGCGCGTCAGCGCGGGCCTTGTCGGCCAGGCGCCGCTGCTCGTCTTCCTGCGCCTTCTGCGCCGCGGCCTCGCGTTCGGCCTTGGCCTGCAGCTCGTCGGGAGTCTGCGCGGTCAACAGCGGCGCGGAAGGTGCCGCGGCACCCGCGCCATCCGGCCCGTCCTTCTTGCGGAAGCGCACCACGTCGCGGTCCATGTCCCACGAGGCGCCCTGCTCTCGCGTGGCCTCGTACTCGAAGCCGGGGTTGGCAGCGCGAGCCGCCGCCATTGCGTCCTCGAAGCGCTTTCGATTGGCCTCGTCGGCCTGGACCGTGCCGCGCAGAAGGGTCTGCCGGTAGAGGCGGCTGAGGTTGTCGTCTTCGACCCACTCGCCGGCATCCAGCCGCTTGCGGGCATCCGCCTCGCGCTGTCTGGCAGCCGCCTCGCCGTCAAGCTCCCGGCCGCGGGCGCGCACTGCGCTCTCGAGCCCGCTGGTGCCCTCGAAGTGGCGCTCGGTGTCCCGGTACTCCTCCTGAAGAACGGCCTGCGCCTCGTCCTTGGTCTTGGCCTGGGCGATGCGCTGGCGTCGATCCGCGCGCCGGGCGTCGTAGCCCGGCTGTGCGGGCGGCGCCGCTACCGGGGCAGCCGCTTGTCCGGCGGCACCGGGCTGATCCAGTTGTCCTCGGCCGCCCGCAGCAGCTTGTGCCCCGCCCTGGTCATCGCCGGGTCGCGGTCCCGCTGCCCCTCGCGCACCAGAAGCGCCCCGAGGATCGCCGTTCCCATCGGGTTGGCTGATGCTGGTGCCGGTGCCGGCAGGTTGCGCGGCTGGTTGAGTGACTTGTCCATCCTGCTCGACCTTGTTGGTGACGGCCGCCAGCACATCGGCCGGCGTCGGCGTGGTGCCGAACAGCCCGCCATCCTGGGTCGCCCCGGCGGCCAGCCGGGCGTACTCCTCCAACAGGCCGGCCACGCGGTCACGGCCCAGCGGGCGGCTGTAGAACTCGCCGCCGTAGAACAGCCGCAGGGCCTGCAGCACCTGTGGGTCGGGCGTCTGCCCGGTGGCGATGTCGGTCTGCCGCGTCAGGTCGAACAGGCTCTTGCGCTCCTGCCGTGCCCGGCGGATCAGGTTGACCGCACCCAGCAGCGCCGGGGTGATGTCGGCCGTCGGAACGATGACCCCCGTGCGCGCGGAGTCGCGCATGTTGGCCCAGGTGCCGGCCGCGACCTTGAGTGCTTCGCCGATGGTCTTGATGTCGGTGTCGGTGGAGTCGAACATCTCCCCGATCAGGTCCGCATCGCCATATGCGGCCTGCGCCATCGCCGCCTGAATGCGCGTGCGCCCGGCCGGCGACAGTTCGCCGTTGTCGGTGACCATGCCGGCCACGTCCTGGCCGGCGCCCACCAGCTTGCCGACGAACGCTCGCGCGAAGTCGCGGTTGGCGGCAGCCGTCACGTCGCCGCCCTGCCAAACCGCCAGCACGCTGCCGTCGATCAGCTGCGCATCCTGGCGCGCCAGTTCCGCCGGCGACATGCCCAACCCCTGGCCCTGGCTGCGCGCACCCATGTTCGCGGTGTTGGACTGCTCGCTGTAGACCCGCACCAGCACCGGGTTGCGCACGCTGGCGATGGCGGCCAGGTCGACGCCGTGGTTGGCCGCGTCGGCCACCATCTCGGCCTTGTAGGCATCGGTCGTGCCGCGTCTCCAGGCCTCGCGCAGGCCGGCGCTGCGGCCGTTGTTCAGCGCGATCAGCGTGCCCGGGGTGCGCCGGCTGAACACCGGGTTGGTCGTGCCGTCCGCGAAGTTGCTGGGCTGCAGCAGCGCGGCGTCGACCACGGCATACCGGAACGGCACGCGCTGGCCGTCCGACATGACGGCCACGTCCTCGCGGCCGAACGCTGCCGGCGGGATGGCGGTCGTGTCATCGCCCGGGGCGAACACCATCGGCGCGCCGGAGTCGGGCGTGCGGCTGGGGCCGAGGCGCAGGTAGTCCGGGCGCGCCGCGATGTTCTGCATCTGCGCGATCGAGGCAGCGCGGGCGCGGTCACGGTTCTGGAGTTCGGTGTCCGCGTCCCCGGTTGCGCTTTCGGCTCCCGGAGCTGCGCCTGGGGCATCCGAGCCCGCTGCCGGCAGCAGGCTTGTGCCATCTGCTGCGGGGGTTGCGGGCGCAACGGCAGGCGGCGCAGCCGTGTCCTCGTTGTCCAGCGAGCCAGCCAGCCGCGCACGCTCGGCCTGCTCGTCCGCGGTGAGGTTGCGCGCGCGCGCCAGCACGTCCAGTTCCGCCAGACGCACCAGCGGGTCAACTGTGGCGGCCGGCTGCGGTGCGGGAGGCGCCGGGGGCGCCGGAGGGGCGACAGTCGGCTTCGGCTTGGTGAGCGCGCCAGCCTGGGTCGCCACATCGACACCGCCGCCCATTGCCGCACCCAGCACGCCAGCCACGGCAAGCTGCTTGCCGGCGCCGGTCAGGCTGGGCACCTCGCCGGTGCCGACGGCCTCGCCCACGATCTGGCCAAGCTCCTCGCCGGACTCCTGCGCACCCTCGCGCGCCGTGGCGCCCAGGAACTGCTTGACGCCGGCCCTCGCAGCCTGGGTGCCCGTCAGCGTGCGCGTGATGGCGCCCTCGGCGCCACCGCGGGTGAGCACCCCGGCCACCACCGAGAACGGCACCGTGATGCCCGCCGCCAGATAGGCGTTCTCCAGCGACTCGCCCTTGTCGACCAGTTCCGCGAACGTCGAGGCCGCGTTCTGCGCGGCGACGGTGCCAACACCAGCCGCTTGCTGCACGCGGGCCACGCGGGCCGCCAGCGCCGCCTTGTCGAGCGCCTGGGCGGTCTGGCCGACCGTGGCGAGCTTCGTGGCGGCGTTGGCCACACCCACCGGCAGGAACATGCTGCCGATGGTCGGCAGGATCTGGTCGGCCAGCGCACCCTTGTTGCGGGCCAGCGTCTCGCCGATGCCGACCGAATCGTCGTCCATGTCGGCCTCGAAGTTGGCGCGCTGGACGCGCGCACGCTCGGAGCCCACCTCGTCGCGGATGGCGGTCATGCCCTTGTCCATCGCCTGCGACACGCCGCGACCCACGCGGTCGCCCGTGGCTAGGCGGGCCACGTCGGCCACGCCCTTGACCGCCACGGGGCCGATCTGCAGCGCACCAGCAAAGGCGTCGAGCAGCGCGCTGCCAACGGTCAGGTCGGGCACGATCGCGCGCGCTGGCGCAGCGGGCTTCCCCTCGGCGGCAGGCGTCAGCAGATCATCGTCGGACAGAAGGGTCTGCTGACCCAGCAGTTGATCGTCGGAGAGGAGCTTGGTCATTGCCGCCGGGGTCTGAAACTAGACCCACGGACGGTGCCATGCTTGTTACGGAGCGGGCTTGTTGACCAACTCCCAGCCAGTGCCGCGCCAGATGACCGGCCCGCGCGGGCTGTCGTAGACCTGACCGACCACGCGCTTGTCCACCGGCGGCAGCGCAGCGGACGCATTCGGGCGCGGCTGCGCCGCCTGCGCGCCAGGCCGCGGCACCCGCACGGCCGGCGCCGTCTTGCCCTGCTGGTCGACACGGGTGACGGTCAGCGAGCCGTCCGGCTCGCGCTGCACCACCGTCCCGCCGGCGCCAATGGCGTCGGGCTTGAAGTCGGACTGCACCTTCTCGGCCGTCGGCATCACGCCGCGGCGCACCGCCTCCAGCTGGGCTGGCGTCGCGTTCGGGTTCTGCTCCTTGTAGAGCGCCACCGCCGCATCGGCCCGGGCCTGGGCCTCCTTCTGCACCCGATCGCGCTCGGTGCGCGCATCGGTCACTGCGGCGCCCGCGCGCGAGTCGGCGTTGCGCGCCAGGGTCATGCTCTGGCCCTTCGATGCCACGTCGTTCGTGTTGCCCGCCAGCAGCGAGGTCAGGTTGTTCTCGGCGGCAACCGCCTCGGCCAGCGTCTTGTTGATGCCGGCCATCATCTGCAGCGCCTGCTCGGGGTTGCGCTCCAGCAGGTGCCCGGCGGCGTAGAGACGCGCCTGGTCGGCGCGCGAGAGCTTGAGGAATTCGGCGCGCCGATCCGGCCCGACCACGGACACCCGCACCAGCCCGTTCTTGTCCGCGTCGCCCATCGTGATGCGCTTGCTCGTCTCGTTGAGCCACATCGCGGTGGCGCCGATCTGCTCGTCGGTGCCCTTGTACTCCTTGACCTTGGCCGCCACGAGGTCGTCGTCGGCCATCTTGCGCCCCTCGGTCTGCAGCGTCTGCGCAGCCTGGGTGTTGCCGTCGAACAGCGCCAGATCCAGCATGCGCCGGTTCATGCCCTGGCGGTACTCGGGCGCGGTCGGGTCCACGGCATTGCGCACGGTCAGCGCCGCCTCGTTGGCCGCGTTCGAGCCGCCGCGCACCGCCGGCATCGCCGGCGCAGCTTCCGGCGCGACGCCCTGCACGCGGGCGGCGTTCTCGGCCTTCACCGCAGCGTCGGATGCGGCCAGCGCCTGGTCGAAGTCGGCGTTGAGGGCCGTGCTGGTCGCCGCGGGGTCCACACCGGTGGCGAAGTCGCGCATGCCGCGCAGCAGCGCCGCGCGCTCCTGCTCGCGTGTGACGGCAGCGCGCTGCGTGTCCAGGCCGAGCCGAAGCTGCTCCATGCGCAGCTTGCGCTCCTCCTCCTGGGCCTTGCGCTGCTCGTCGCGCTCCTTGTTGGCCTGCGCCTGCTGGTACAGGGCCGCGCCCATCGAGAAGCCACTCTGGAATGCCGCCACGTCACGCCTCCGTCATCTCGAGCCCGAGGCGCGCGTAGTCCACGCGCGCGAAGCCTAGGTCGTCGTAGCTCACCGCCTGCGGATCCACGCGCTCCACCTCGTCGGCCATGACGCCGCGGAAGCGTCGGCCGTCGCCGTCGCGGTAGGCGAACTCGTAGAGGTTCAGCCCGGTGCGCTCGTCGCGGTCCACCTGCACGATGTCGGTCTTGAGGCGGCGATCGGACGCCTTGCCCAGTGCCCACGACGTGCCCACGCCAGCAGCAGCGCCCAGGATGGTGTTCCAGGGGTCGTTCTGCGCGGCCAGCTGGTCCTGCGCGTTCTTGTAGCTGGCCTGCGCGCCGTACATGCCGGTGGCGTTCGAGCCCATCTGCCCGGCCACACCGGCCGCGGCGCCGTACCCGGCATTCATGCCGGCGCCGGCCGCGTTGACGATGTTGACGCCGCTGGCGGCCAGCCCAGCCCCGGCGCCGGTGGCCTGCATGCCCATCGCCGGGTAGCCGGCCAGCGCGTTGGTGGCGCGGTCGGTCAGCGCGTAGCCCTCGGCCCTGGCGGCGCGGCGCGCGTTGTTCTTGGCGCCGGCCAGCATGGCGGTCTGTCCCAGCACCATGCGGGCGTCCTGCCCGGCGGCGCGCCCGGAACCGGGCATCACGCCCATGCGCGTCATTGCACGCTGCGACTGGTCGCGCGCGTTGGCTGCCGCAGCGTTCACGTCGGCGCCGGCCTCGGTGGCCAGCTCGTCGGTGCGCTGCGCGCGGTCAAAGTCGCGGGCGTCCTGCACCAGGCGGTCCTGCACGCCGGAGAGCATCGCCCGGCGCGTCAGCATCCACTCGCGGTCGGCCTGCGACTGAGCAAAGCCCGCGCGCGCGGCGTCGAGCCCGAACTCCATCTGCTCGCGCTGGATCGGGGCCAGCGTGTCGGCGTTGGCCATGATGCGCTGGATGACATCATCCTGCACGCCCATCGAGCGAATCTGCGCCTCGACCAGGCGCGGATCCGGCGGCGGCGCGCTGGAGCCTCCCTTGGAACCCATCGTTCACCCTCCTAGCCAGCGGCATTCCAGCCGCCACATCGCGTAGATCACCACGTCACCGCCGTCGGGGGCGGCGCCGATCAGGCGCGCCTCCTCGCGGAACCCCAGGCGCTCGCAGAACCGCCGCGAGCGTGCATTGCTCGCATCCACGTAGCCGCTGACTCGATCCACTCCGCAGACGACGAACGGGTAGGCGAAGCAGGCCCGCAGGTAGTCGCGGTTGAGCCAGTGCGCTCCGGGCTCGGCCGCGACGTGCATCCAGACGTTGCGGCCGTTGTGCCCCTCGTAGAGCACCCCGGCCACCAGCCGGCTGCCGCGGCGCAGGCCGATCGCCTGCATCCGCTCCGACAGCGCCAGGCCGGGCAGCAGGCCGCGCATGAACGCGGCCACCCGGGCGAGGTCGTAGTCGAGCGCAAGCATGGCGCGCTACGGTGCCATGCTTGCCACGACGACGTGTCAAACCACGCGGCGGAAGGCCGCGGTGCCAACGGTGACGTTGTTGCCCACCGTGGCCGTCAGCGCCGTGCTGGCCGACGTGTCGGTGCGGCCGGCGGTGACGCAGACGTACTCCTCCGAGCTGGAACTGTTGGGTGTCACGACGTCGCCCAGGAAGTAGCTGGTCAGCGCGGCATAGTCGGCTGCGCCCGCGATGCACAGCAGCGTCGCCGTGCCGTCGGCAAAGCTGGCGCCAATGGCGTCGTTGGCGCCGACGAAGCTGGGCGCCGATGCCGCGGAGGTGCCGCCGGTGGTGACGAGGAACTCCTTGAGCGAGTTGGCCGCCGGCCGGATGATCTGGCCGGCGGTGTAGGCCGTCGAGTTGGCTCGCGTCAGCGGGGCGGTGAACTTGGCTACCGCCATGAAGGTGACGTTGGTGCTGGCCGTGGTCTGCCCGATGGTGGTGTTCCAGGTCGGCTCGCTGGCGCCGGACTGGAAGTTGCCGGTGCGCGCAGACACGATGAAGATGCGGTCGGCTGGGTTGCTCGAGGGCGCCACGCGCTGGCCGATCGTGTAGACGAAGCCGGGGACGAACAGGCCAATGGGCTCGACCAAGACGCCCGAGCCAGACACGCTCCAAGCGCCCGGGGAGCGCTGCCCGTTGGCTGCCAGGGAGCCGGCCAGCAGCTCGCCGATGGAGTTGACGCCGCCGGGCAGGTTGGCCGCCGTCAGGGCGTCGGCGTCGGTTTGCCCGACGTAGTTGGCGAATTCGGCCGTGAAGGTGAAGGTCACCGAGCGGGTGAAGGTGACGCGGCGGGTGGACTTGGGCATGTAACCCTCCTGTCGTGGTTAAGCTGCGGTCGAGGCATTGGAAGGGTCATCTTCTGCCCAGGTGATGGCGTCGATTTCCTCCGGGGTCTGCGCAGCGTCGATCTGCAGGCGCAGATTCCGAGCCACCTCGTGCTGGGCGTCGACATGCGCCATGAGCGCCAGCCCGACCTCGATCATCTGACGGGCATCAAGCCGGACAGTCGTGTTGTCCTTGAGCGTCCAGATCACTGAGAACGGCAGACCGGCCGACATGGCAGCGACTGCGCCGGTTGCCGCGCCGCTGATGTTTGCACGGGACGCCTCACTTGAGTCGAAGACACACTCGCCCCAGGCAAAGCCCGCGTCGATGCGGTGTTTGCGATCAGCCTTGATCGCTTCCCATTTGTCGTGGCGCAGGCTATCCATGGATCGCAAGTCGCGCCACACCACAACACCCTCGTCGAGCACAGGGGTGTAAACCGGCGATGGAGGGTCGATCAGCGGGGCGTCCAGCGGCGCCAGCTCCTCACCAGCCATGACCTGAAGCTGCGCATCTTCTGCGCGCCCGGAGAAGACACGGTCAATGATGCCGCTGCCCTGCTTGATGATGGCAAACAGACTCATCGCTTGAACTCCTGAAGCAGGATCGTCCTGGCGCCGATGCCTGGGCCGGTCGTCTTCCAGATTTCGTAGGTGAACGTACCCGCGTTGCGGACATCGACGAATGGCGGGAACGAGAAGACGGCGCCGAACGGAACGTCGATGGGGCCGAACAGGGTGGTCAGGTTGACCTTGTTGCCGGGGTTGTTGCCTTCGTACCGCTGGAGCTGGAGGGTCGCGTTTCCACTACCACCCGCGCCGTTGACAATTCCGCCAGAGAAGATCGAAATCTCGGTGTTGCTGTTTGTCACCGTGATGATGGCCGCCGTCTGAGAGCCTGCGCCAGTACCAGTGGCGCTCGTGGACGTCACGCCGTAGCTCTTGGTGATTGCGTTGGCCTGCAGGTTGCCGGTAGCGATGAGGTTGCCGTTGACCGTCAGCGTCGTGCCGTTGAAGGACAGGTTGCCGGACGAGTTGCCGATGGCGAACGTGCCGCTCGGGTTGAATACGGCACCCGAGCCGCTCATCGTGTTGCCACTGACCGCAGGGCTGCTTCCTGCCGACACCGTCCCCCGGAACGTGCCGGAGTGCGCTACGAGCTGGCCGCCCTTGCCAATAGCCCAGCCAACAGTGCCGTTGCTGGTGATGTTGCCGCTCTCGTCGATGACCCCGTTGAAGTTCGTCGACTGGATGAAGTTGCCGATGTAGGCGTTGCCAATGGCGCCAGCCGCGATGTACGTCGAGATGTTGGCCGTGTTGATCGGGTTGTCGGTTCCGACCTTGTCAAACTGGCTGACGTTGTACGCAGTGGAGGCGTCAGACGCCTGGAATTGCACGGCGTCAATCTGGACCGTTCCCAGGGTCGTGTCTCCGGTACTGGGCCGCTGCAGCCCAACGCGCACGCGCGCCCGCACGGCTCCTGACGGCGCGACAACGGCAGGCGCCGTGACGCGCTCCCAAGCGTTGGCCGTCGTCAGAGCTTGGTCGTATGCAACGGTCGAGCCAACCTGCACGGTCGCGGCTGCGTCGGAGTACCACAGGATGTCCAGGCGCGCCCTGTACGCCGTCGTTGTGCTGCGGAAGTAGCCCGACAGACAGTACCGCAGCCCCTCGACCACAGTGACCGCATCGGCCGCGGTCTGGCCGTAGATCACGCCGACGCCGGACGCGCCAGTCGTGCTGGTCACGGCGATCTGGAACGCGCGGCTTCCGTGCAGGGCGGGGGACGTCACGACCGAAGGCGTCACCGTCGCACCGTTCGCGCCGATGAGCTGGAACGTATCCGGGATCCCGCTTGTGCCCGTGTAAAGCTCGAAGCTGGAGTTCCGCATCAGGTTGCCGGTCCCGTACTGCACGCGGAACAGTTCAGCGGTCGTCGCCCGCTGCAACTCCATCGTGAAGTAGAAGTTGCCAGCCGTGATGACGTTGCGGATGCGGGGCTGCATCTGCGCCGTACCGGCCCCAGTGACGGTCAAGAACGACTCATAGGTCGCCCAGGCGTCTTGCGGAATGGCTGACCAGTTGATACCGGCCGTCGGGTCGCCGGGAGTGTTCTGCGGCAGCGCCGTCCACCACGCCTGATTGGGAACGTGCAAACCCGCCCACACCACGCCCGAACACGCGCCAGCCTTGTAAACGCGCATCCGCAACCGGTATGTGCCGCCTTGCTCGACAACGATGCGTCCTCCGGTGAAGTCGCCGCTGCCGGCGGAGTTGTTTAACTGCAGCGCTGCTGGCGGCTCGTTGGCAGCGCCGCTGCTGACCCACCGGAACGCGGACATCGACGCGAAGGTGCTGCCTGGGGTGGCTTCCCACCCGCCCGTCCAGTAGGCCGGGTTCAGGAAGGTCGGGTCAGGGATCAGGTTGTCGCCCGCGACCTTCGTGGCGTCGATCAGCGTGCCGGCGCCTGTGCCGATGCCCTGGATGGCGCCGTTGCTGACCGTGATCTGTGTGTTCTGGATCGCCTCGCTGCCCGACAGGCCGGCAAGGTTCGACGGTCGGCCTGAGACGTTCGTGCCCCACGTTGCGCCGACAGTCGCGCCCTGGGCCACTTTGCCGAAGTACCAGTACGACACTCGCACAGTGCCGTCCGCGGCAGTTTCACGAACGCTGATCCAAGGCTGGACGTATGCAATGGCAAGCGACGGCGAAGTTGTGATCTCGCCCTCGACCCACACCCAGGTGTTTCGGGCAATGCCCCCGCTGACGCTAGTGTTGACGCTGATGGCAGGCCAGTTCGCCAAGTCGGTGCCGCTGGAGTTGAGCGAGCTGCAGCCAAGCATCAGGCCGCCGCCGTCGGTAAACGATGCGCTGACGCGAATACGGGCACGGATGTACCAGCGCTCTCCAGGCTCGGCCACGATGCGGCGGCGATGGTAGATGTCCCGAAATACCCCGCCCCCCGTGACATTGAGAATCGCGCCCGGGGAGTTGTTTTCTCCCGCGGTGGATGTGATCGACCAGCCATTCCATAGGTTGAAGTGACCCAGCCGGCCGGTGGCGTACTTCGTGAAGTTGGGGTCGGTGATGGCGTTGGAGTCGCTCGGGGCGTAGTCAACGTCGACAACGACCCCCGACGATCCAATGCCGGCAAGCTGGCCGTCTGAATTGACGGTGATCTGGTTGTTGCTGACCGCGATCCCGTTGCCAGCACCGAGCCCATAGACCTGACCGCTGGCGTTGATGCCGATCTGGTTGTTGGCGACGGTGACGCCGGTCGTACCAACGCCCTGAAGCACGCCGCTGCCGTCGACCGTGATGCGGCTGTTGCGCTGAGCGTCGATGTCGCCTGCAAAGCCAAGCTGCCGGGTGTCGGACGGCGGGCCGGGCATGTACGGGCTCGGGCCGGTAGTGTTGGCGGCGACCTTCTCGATCTGCGGGCCGGCGATCCAGACCCACGAATCTGATTGACCGGCAACCGTGTTGTACTTGCGGATGCGAAGGCCCGCGCGAGTTGCCCCGGCAGGCACCGTGGCAACGACGTAGGGGCGCTGGAACTGGTCAAGTCGACGGGTCTGCCCGTCTGCGGACCACGTCGTTCTGGAGGTCGGCTCCACAAAGCCTGCGTAAGACTCCGTGACGTTCCCGTTGTCATCGAACGACTGAAAGGCAATGAACAGCAGCGTCCGGCAGCGGTGCGTGGCAACGTAGGCCGAGGCGCAGATGCGCTCGCCCGGGGTGACCGGCACCCATGCGTGCTGCTCGGTGTCGATGTAGATGCCGCTGGCGATGCCAAAGACAAAGTCGGCTGCAGTCGTATTGCTGGAACCGTCGTTGTCGCCGTCTACGGTGCCGGTGTGGCGGTTGGTCTGCTGAACTGCCACGGAATTCAGCGTGCCGCCGCGAAGGACGAATAGGTTGCTGTTTGGTGCCGTCGACCAGATCAGGCGCGAAAGCTGCGGGAAAACGCCGCCCGAACCGTTGTTGAACGTCGCCCCGTTGGGGCTGTAGGCCCGCATCCACGTTGAGCCCTGCGTCTGGTCCGAGGCCGGAAGCAGGTTCTGGCCGATGGTCTGGTACGAGTTGTCCACCACGACGCCCGGCGTGCCGATGCCGGCGAGCTGGCCTGCGCTGACCGTGATGTTGGAGTTCAGCCAGCCGGCGGCCGGGTTGACGCGGCTGGAAGCAAGGTTGACCCCGGACGAGAAGATGACGTTGCCACTGGCATCCTTGATGTCGAGGCCGCGGGTGTCGATCTTGTCGGCCGTGATCGTGTTGGCGCCAATGTTCGCTGCGGAGATGTTGCCCCGGATGTAGGCGGCCTGAAGCTCTGCGGTGCCGTCAGCGTTGATGCGCCACCCGGCTCCGCTGGTCCCGCTGGTGTAGTTCGTCGACTGGATGAACGAGCCCACCTGCATCGCGCCGCCAGTGATCTTGCCGGCCGATACGTCTGCGATCTTGGCGTTGTCGATGGTCGCGTTGCCGATCTTCGCGCTGGTGATCGTGCCGTCGCGGATGAAGGCCGTGTCGATGTAGACGCCGGCCGGCACGCTCACGCCGTTGATCGTGGTCGGCGTGGCCTGCACGATGAACGGCAGCCGGGGCGGGGTCGTCGTCCAGGTCGAGCCGTTCCAGTACCGGGTGACGTTGGGCGTCACGCTGGTGTCGAGCCACACGAAGCCGCTGTACAGGTTTGCGCTGGGCGCGGTGGCCTGGGCCACGGCGGCCGGGGCGATGAAGAAGCGGTCTGCGGCAACGCCAAAGTCGCTGACCGTCGTGCCGTTGTTGGCCGTGGCGATGAGGCCGAAGCCGGCAACGTGGTTCGCCGCGTTCACCTTGACGGTGAACCTGGACTCGATGGTGCCAACCGCGGTGGCTCGGGCGCTCGATTCCTGCTGGATGGCCGCGGTGTAGGCGACCTGTCCCGTGCGGCCGATGGCGATCCAGTCGACATCGAACTGGTCGGACGCGGTCGTCCCCAGGTCGATGCGAATGGTGTCGATGGTGCTGGTGATCCAGTCGTTGCCGCCGGTCGTCAGCGCCGCCATGTCCCACTCGAGCACGCGCCACTCGTTGAGGACGGTGGTGTCCGGGATGATCTTGCGGAACCCCTCCGTCCAGCCGTGGCCGGCGGTGGAGTAGTAGACCTGCCCCTGCCAGCCGGTGCCGGCGAGCCGGCGCACGCGAGCCCGGATCAGCGTGTTGACGGCGCCGTTGACGCTTAAGGCCGTCGGCGAGCTGATGATCGGGTCGGTGCCGGTCGAGACAACCCGCAGCGCGCCCCTGACGATGGAGCCCGTCGCGCCGCCGACGTTCCACCCCTCGACGGTGGCATCGAAGTTCCAAGAGATTGCGGGCTCGAACGCAACCCCATTGGCCACGGCCTGGACGGTGTTGATCTGCTGGGCGAAGGCGCTGTCGGCATTGGTCAGCGTCGTGATCTGCGACTGCACCAGCGCCTTGTTGGTGCTGTAGTCGCTCGACAGCGTCGTGATCTGGCTGGACAGCGTCGAGTCTTCGTTGGCCCGGGTCGTCTGCTCGGCCACGATGGCCGCGGCGTTGCTGCCGGCGGCCGCGGACAGCGACGCCACGCTCGACGCGGCGGCGCTGTCGGCATCCGCCCGCGCTTGCTGCTCGGTCAGCAGCCCGGCCGAGTTGGCGCCGGCTGCGGCGTTGAGCCCTGCGACGACGCTGGAGGCCGCCGCGTCGGCCGTGGTGCGGGCCTGGGCTTCCTCGAACAGGCCGGCAGAGTTGGCGCCCAGCGCCGTGGCCAGCGTGGTGGCCTGCGAGGCGACGGCGGAATCCGCGCTGGCGCGGACCTGCTGCTCGACCTCGATGGCGGCGTCGGCATCGCCGACGGCAGACGACAGCGTGAGCACCTGCGAGGACAGCGATGAATCGGCATCCGCCCTGGCCTGCTGCTCAAGCTGGAGCGCGGCGGCGTTGTCGCCCAGGCGCGCCGCCAGGGCGGTGGTCTGCGACGCCATGGCTGAGTCGGCGTCGGATCGGGCTTGCTGCTCGACAACGACGGCCGCGGCAGAGCTGGCCGACTGCGCGGCCACGAACTCAGACCGGGAAGCTAGTGCGGCGTCTTGGTCAATTCTCGTCTGCTGTTCGATCTGGACTGCTGCCGCAAGCTGCCCGGCGCTTCCCCCAAAAGCTCCTTGGACCGCCGACAGGATTGCGTCGGCTGCAGCCCGGGCGTCAGCCTCCGCCAGGAGCGCGGCGGCACGGTTGCCGACTTCAGTCTGGATGCGGTCGTTGACCGACCCCGGCTGCACGCCGTCGATGAGGTCGATGCGGTCACGCAGCGTCTGGTAGAGCTGGCCTTCGGTGATCGCCCCCGTGAGTGCGTCCAGCAGCAGAGATACGTCCTGGCCGGTAGTGACTTGCAGGCCGTTGATGCCCCCGGCAGGGCCGACACTCAAGACCTGATCGCGCGTTTCCCACTTGATCCACAGGCACAGCGTCGTCGAAGGGTTTGTCGGCAGCGCGTAGAACGTCCCCTCGAACTGGCCCACCGGGGCTGCCGCATCGAACGTGGGGAGCCCCTGGCCTTCGTTGACGGCTGCAGCGTAGACGTGCGTCCTCAAGTGCCCGCGGCCCTGCGTATAGCGCGGCACATCGTGCTCGATGAAGACGTGAGAGATGCCGGCCGTCACCTTGAACCCGGTGGGCGTTGGCGGCGGGGTCAAGTCCCGTTCCGCAGACTCTGCGCTTCCCGGGATGAGCACAGGCCCGCCGCCTTGCGGCCCGCCGCGCCGCGACAGGTATCGGTCCGACACCTTGGCGATGCCGGCATCGACGAGATCGCGCAGCGTGACGCCGCGGTCCAGTGGATCGCCTTGACGCCCCAGGTACGTCATCAGCGTTTCGCGAACGCGCTGCTCGAAGTTGACGGACGTTGCTGGGGGTAGATCGTTTCGCTGGGTCACGTCAAGCCTGCGCAAGTTCTTCGACGCTGGTCGCGACCGCCACGCTTTGCACCGCGGCAGAGCTTTCCACCTCGAACTGCCACTCGTCGGCCAGGAACCCGCCAGGCAGCCGGAACGCAGCGATGTTCGAGACCGTCTGTGTGTGGCGAAACACACCGTCGGCCCAAATGCGTAGGGTGACTGGAAAGGCGTCTGCTTTCACTTCTGCGCACGCGAAGTTGAGGGGCTGTGGTGCCCTGAAGACCTTGCTGCGGAACCGGCAAGTCATCAGGCTCGTGCCCGCATCCCACTTCTGCACGGACGTGCCCGACAGAACGTAGAGCTGGTCGCGCAACTCGTCGAAGTGCATGCCCTCGTAGCCGGCATCAAGGAAATAGATGCCCAGCGGGTTGGCCGGGTCGATCATGAAGCCCTTGCGGCCGCTGCCGTCGTCGTAGCTTCCAAAGTACATGCCCTCGTAAAGCCGGCCGACGATGGTGCTGGGGGCCAGCGCCTGCCAGTCTTCGCGCCGCATGACGCTGGCAGTGAGCACGCGAGCGCCGCCCACGCCGTACCAGCACAGGCCGTCCTCGCTGGCCCACGCTACGCCCGAACCCATGCTGACGACCGATCGCGCCGAGACGCAGCCCTGCGGCAGCTCGAGCGGCTGCTGGTCGAGCGAGTCGGGGCTGGAGCCGGTCACCAGCAGCGGGCGCCCGGTGGTCAGCACCAGCAGTTGCTGGCCGAAGACACCCAGCGCCACCGGCTTGGAGTCCGGCGGGATCACGTCGTACTCCTCCGGCCAGGCGTAGGCGGTGAACGGCTCGGAGAACCGCACGCGGTTGCCGCTGATGCCAGCCAGCATGCCAGCCCACAGCGCCGTCAGGTGGGTCATGTCGGCAGGCGGCATCACCCAGGTCGTGGTCGGGAGCGGCTCGCCCAAGTCGCGGTTGTCGTCCGTGGTGCTGGCCGTGCCGAGGGCAATCTCGCGCAGGAAGAAGAAGTCCGTCGCGCCGCTGGCGCCGGTCTGCGTGCGGTAGATCCGCAGCTTGTTGATGCCGTAGTTGCCCGCGGGCGGCGTGGCGAACGCGCTGATGGTCGCCGTCGCGTCGCCCGCGCGGGTGAGCTCGGCGCTGGGAGGGCTTGGAGCGCTTTCCCAGCCCCAGTCGGTCACGTAGGTGTAGACGTAGAACGTCGTCACCTTGGTAGCCTCGGTCTGACCAATTTCGTTGCCAACACCGATGGCTGAAAACACATCGGATGCGGCTGGGCTGACCCGCCGGATCAGCAGTGTGGCGGCCGTGCCAGCAGCCTGTGTTTGCACGCGCACGTCCTGCGTGACGCCGTTGGCTGCAACAACCACCGATGCCGCGACGCCGGCCACGCTCAGCGCGCTTGCGAGACTGGCTGCCGTCACCGCTGGCGGGAATGTGCCGGCACCTGCCGGCAACGTGACCCTGACCGGCTGGGCGCCGTTGATCGTCAAGGCCCACACATCGCCGACAGGCGTGTCGGTGGCATTGATCGACGTGCTGGCGATCGTGATGACGGCAGGACCAGCAGGGACTTGCCCCGCTGCCGCGGTGCCTGCAGCCTGCCCGCCGAACAGGTTGGCGTAGGTGACGACCGCCGGGTCGTAGCTCTGCGTAGTGCTCGTCTTCTTGTCGACTCGAAACCCCACGCCGACAACGCTTGTGATGACACGCACGCCGGCCACGGCCCCGCTGGCGCCGTCCTGCGCGGTGGCGTCAAAGCCTTGCAGCGCGTCAATCTGCCCGGCCAGCGACGCCCGCGTGACACCGCCACCCTGCCCCGCCGTCAGCGTGATCTGCTGCGCAGTCTGGTCGGTCCCGTCGATGATCCGCGTGAACCGCAGCACTGCGCCCACGGTCAGGCCGGCGATCGTCGCATCGTCGATGACGAACTCGAACTTGCCAGCGTCGGCGACTGCGGGTGCGGCCACAGCAGCCACCGTGGGCGCAGTAGCGGGCGCAGGTACGCCGAGCGGGCGCCAGTTGGCGCCCGGGTTGTCCTGCGTCCCCACGCCGTCGAGCGCGGTGTTGTCGGTGACCTTGGGGATGCCGTCGCCGGTGTAGTAGGTGCGCTCGGTGGTGTCGTTGGGATCGAAGCCGCGCACCGCATGCACCGTGCCGGCCCAGCTCAGCCAGTACGTGGCGTCGGTCGCCGTGTCGCGGCCCATTCGGTAGATGGTTTGCCGCCCCGCTGGCACCGTGGCCACCGTAGACGGTTGCCGCCACGGACGCAGATCGCCGCGGCCTGGCCGTTGGTTGCGGCTGGCCACCCCCACCGACTCCGGCAAGAGCGATGGATGCAGCGCGCGGTTCTCCCCAGCAAACCCGCCCAAGCGGATGATGGCCACCGCGTTCCCTCAATGCGTTGCGTCAGCCCGCCGCAGCAGCGCCGGCCACCGCAGCCGAGGCCATGGGGTGGTTGGGGTTGCCGGGCGAGGTCGGCGCCACGGCCACCGTGGCCTTGATCTCGATGCCCAGCGCGTTGGCGAAGGCGGCGTAGTGCGCCTGAGCGCGCGCAGCGTTGCCCGCAAACTGGCTGTCCTTGGTGTATGCGCGGTACAGGATGTAGTCCTGCAGCGAGTTGCCGTAGATGTCGGGCACGCTGATGTTGCCTGTCACCGTGGTGTAGTCGCTGCCGGCCGCGGGCTCGGCCACGTCGCTGGGCAGCGCGGTGTAGACGATGTCCACCGAGGCGCCCGAGGCGGCGGCCGGCGGGTACACGTAGAACGTGCGCGGGTCGCGCGGGTCGAACATGAAGTGCAGGATCTCGGTCACGCCCGCCAGGTTGTGCCAGCCCGGCGACTGCGAGTCGAGGATTTCACGCGCGCACAGGCGCACCGACCGGCGATTGCCGCCGCTGTTGCGCACCACGTCCATGAGCTTGGCGCCGTTGGCAGGCAGCGTCTGCCGGCTGCCGGCCGACAGCGTGTGCGCCGCGTTGGTCACCATGCTGTCGGGCCGGTGGATGATGATCTCGCGCTGCCCGTCGTTGAGGTAGCGCACCAGCTCGGCCACCGGCCAGCGGATCGAGGTCGTGTCCTGCAGCGTTTCGACGACGCGGCGGACGATGGATTGCGCGGTCAGAGGCATGTGGCAGTTCCTTCGTCGGGTAGGGTCAGCAGGTCATCAGCACCACTTCGGCCGCGCCCGCGGCACGTTGTTGGTGTCGCCACGCCAGGCATCCAGCGCGCCGGTGGCGATGGCGCTCTCGAACTCGCCCAGCGCGACCTTGGCGCCAGCGCCGTCGGCAAGCGGCCCGGGCATGCGCTTCAAGCGGTAACGCGCGCCAGCCACGATGGCGTCCACGTGCTGCGCGAACAGGTCGTCAGGGATTCCGGCGGCCGTCAGGCTGGGCATCAGCGCGGCCTGCAGCCGCAGGCGCGTGCCGGCCGCCACGTCGCGCAGGATGGTCAAGGTGCGGCGGTCATCGCTGGCCAGCGCGTAGTCGCTGCTTTGTACGGCCGCCGGATCCGCGCGCTGTGCGTGATGGATCTGCACCTCAATGGGCCGGTCGTCGGCGGTGGCCTGCTCGATGCGCACGATCTCCGAGCCGGATGGCAGCACGATCGGGTACTGGCGGACGCCCGCCGTCGTCGTGATCTCGTCCAGCCACTGCCTCCAGGCACGGGTGCGCCGGAAGAACTCGATGGCCGCGCCGCGCAGTTCCTGCTCGAGGAGCGGGTCGGGGCAGCCCGGCACGAACACCAGTGCGTGCGGGTGGAAGTCCGACCAGACGGCCATCGGTCAGTCCTGCATCAGCGCGCAGCGCGGCCCTTGCGGCCGCGAGCCGGCACCGGCGGGGTGTTGGCCTCGACGGGCAACGCGCTGCCTGCGACGGCGGCTTCGTCGTCCTCGTCACCCTCGTCGTCGCCCTCGTCGTCGCGGTCGCCCGCCACGCTGCCGACCAGCGCCAGCGCCGCCTCCAGATCGGCGGCATCGGCCGGGTAGAAGTTGCCGGTCGCCAGCAGCGCGGCCACCGCAGCGGGGTCATCCACGTCGCAGCCGGCTTCGTCGGAGCCTTCGACCGCGCGGAACACCCACTCGCGGCCATCCGGGCCGGTGGCACGCACCGTGCCGTCGCGGCGCAGCGGGATCGAGGTCAGCAGCTTCATCGTCAGGTGCTCCATGAAAAATGGGGAGGGGAAGTTACCTCCCCCTCCCCAAGGCGCCCCACGCGCCTTCTCCGAGGAGGATCGTCAGTGCGCCGTCAGGCCGCGCGGTAAAGCAGCGTCAGGCCCACTTCGCCGGCGGCCTTGGTGGCAGCCGCGGCGGTGAAGCGGATCCCGATCACCAAGTCGGAGGTCGACGGCGCCAGCTTCATGGCGGCCGGCGAGAGCACCACGTTGGCCGACGTGCCGCCCTGGCTGGCGGTGATGCCGCTGGCCCAGGTGGCGGTCAGGTCGTCGCGCGCGGCATTGACCGGCCCCACGCTGGCCGCGATGGTCGGGCTCGCGTTGGTGTCGAGGTCGTCCGAGTCGTACACCAGGCCGACGGGCACGCAGCCGGCCGGCAGGATGGCCACGGCACCGGTGTCGTTGGCGTCGAGGTCCGCCGCCACCAGGGCGATCGGGAAGCGGCAGGCGACCACTTCGCCGCCAGCCGGGAACGGCGCCGGCTTGCGGCCGGTCAGGTAGTCGTTGGAGTTGCTGAAGGGCATGGGTTGTGCTCCTTGTCGTGAGTGCTTGGCGGGCGATCAGCGGCTGGCCGCGGCGGTGTCGAGGCTGAACACCCCGAAGTCCTGCGCGCCGGTGCCGTCGTGCGTGAACGTGACCTTCTTGATGCCGAAGATCGAGCTGGTGGTGATGACCACCTTGTCGCCGTTGTCGCGCGTCTCCTCGTGCCAGTCGAAGCGCATGTTGGTGCCCGGCGAGCCGAACGCCATCACGGCAGCCTGCGAGCCCAGGAACAGGGCGCGCGCGGCCTCGACGTTGGCACCGGCGCCCGCGTTGGCGAAGCGGATCACGTTGCGGTGCGAGTGCAGGATCACGCCGCGGTACATGCCCAGGCTGCCCTTGAACAGCGGGTTGTTGCGGCCCTCGGCGCCGGCGGCCGCCTTCTGGATGTCGAGCCACTGGCCGGTGCTGGTGTCGGCGCGCAGGTCGTCTTCCTGGAACGTGTGCATCACGCACACGAACGTCTCGTTGCCGTCGATCTTGCACGGCTGCAGGACCGGAATGTTGGTCGCGCCGCCGCCCTGGCTGTCGGCCTTGGTCTTGGCGCGGTCGATCATCCGCAGGCTGAACTTGTCGGCGGAGTCGATGTTGTTGAACGCCGTGGCGTCGCCACCGAACAGGCGGTGGTTGCTGTCCGGCGTCACCAGGCCATTGTTGGCGCGGCCGGTGTAGTCCGCCGGCAGCAGGAAGTTGGGGTTGACCCCGCGGGCGCCGGACAGGTAGATGAACAGCAGTTCGTCCATCAGGCGCGCCCACCAGCTGGACTGCTGGCGCTTGGCCTTCTCGCGCAGATCGTGCAGCGTGCGCTTGCGCGTCATCTTGCCGCCCGTGTTCACACCGCACCGCGCCTGGTCGATGTAGATCTGGTCGGTGTAGAACTTCTGCGCTTCTTCCTTGCCTTCGAGGATGTCCTCGCCCTCGACGGGCGCCATCTTCAGCTCGGCCAGGAGGTCGTAGCTGATCTGCTCGCCGGCGTCCGACTCCAGATCGGTCAGGATCTGGATGGGCACTTCGGCGTTCGCGCCCCGGGCCATGAAGCGCTGGTTGAAGTAGGACTTCTGGCTGGTTTCCAGGGCCATGAGGCCACTCCAGCGCTTGACGGCCTTGGGATCGTTGACCCCGACGATGGTGCGAGCCATAGGAAACGCTCTCCTTCAGGTGTTGAACCTCAAAGAGCACTCCTGCGCTCACTCACGATTGGAAGCCTTCAGACTGCCATGCTTGTCACGACATCAGGCCATGCTTGGCACGACATGCGCATCGCGCACGGCCTGCTTGCGCTCGATCTTCACGTCGCGCGGCGCGGTGACCCGCAGCCGCGCCAGTTGGCCGGACTTCTGCACGAGCTCCACCGTGACGCCACCGGCCACGACCAGGCGCTCACCGGGGCGAACGTCGATCACCAGGCTGGATGTGTCCACGGTGGTGCTCATGCCGCGCGGGCTCCGGATCAGCGCCCGAGGGCGTACTTCTCGCGCTGGGCGGGCGTCATGCGGGCCAGCGCCATCTCGAGATCGTCGCCTCCGAGGGCATCCACGTCTGCGAACTCGCCGGCCACGTCACCCGGGCCGTCCGAGCCGGGCACCTGGGCCAGCGAGCGCGGCGCGTCGGCCGGATCCACGCGGCGGCGCGCGGTCGCGTCGGCCACCGGGTCGCTGCGGCGGGCCTGCGGGGTGCTCATGCCGTACAGCGCGCGCACGCGGCGGTCGGCCTCTTGCAGGAACCACTCGGGCGGCTTGTCGGCGTACTCGGTGCGCTGCGCCAGCGTCTTGACGAACAGGTCCAGGTCGCCCATCTTCGCCGCGTCGCCGCGGTAGTCCAGGCCGTCCTTGGCTGCGGCATCAAGGAAGCGGTTGACCGTGGTCTTCCACTGCCGCTCGGCCGTCTGCACCGTCATCTCCTGGCTGATCTCGGCCTTGGTGCGCGCGATGGTCAGCGCTTCGCGCTTGGTCAGCAGTTGCGACCGCTGCTCCTCGTACTCGTCGAATTCGATCTCGCCCGTGCGGAACTGGCGCTTGAGCTCCGCCTCACGATCGGCCAGCGTCTTGACCTGTTGGTCGAAGTTGTCCGGCAGCTTGGCCTCGTAGCGCGGCGCCGCGGCGTCGGGCGCCTGGGCTGCGGGGCGTGCGGCAGCAGCAGCAGCAGCACCGCCGTCGGCAGCAGCGTTGCTGGCGGCGCCCGCAGCGGCTGCAACGTCGTTGCCATCGTCGTCGTTGCCGGCGTCGTCGTTGCCGGCGTCGTCGTTGCCGGCGTCGTCGTTGCCGGCGTCGTCGTTGCCGGCGTCGTCGTTGCCGGCGTCGGTGTCGTCGTCGTTGTCGGAGCCGGCGATGCGCTGCATCGCGGCCAGTTCCTCGGGGCTCATCTCGGCCGATTCGATCGCCTCGCGTTCCTCGGGGGTCAGCGTGGCCAGGGTGTCGGCGTCCAGCGTACTCATGCGCGCTTCCTTTCAGCGTGGGGGTGGTGAGGAGGGATCAGTCCGCGTCGTCGGATGCGACCTTGGCCACGGCCATCATCTTTTCCTTGGCCAGCGCCTGAGCCCTGGCGAAGCGCTTCGGGTCGGCCTTGATCTTCTCGGCCTCCATCAGCGTGGACAGGTCGCTCTCGACGCGCCAGCGCTCGTCTTCCTTGACCATGGCCACGTTCATAGACTTCTTGGGCATGCTCGATCCTCTGATTGCGAACGGGCGCAGGCTGCCATGCTTGGATCGAGCCGACGCATCGGCGTCAATCTCTTACAGGCACTCGGCAGACTTCGGTGACGTAACGTCGCAGCCCGGCGTGGGCAGCAGCAAGTCGATCGCCTGCCTGCGCGCCTTCTGCAAGTAGCTCTGCACCTTCTGCGAGTAGGTCTGCCAGTCCGTCACGCTGGTGCCGGAGGCGATCGCAGCCGGCGGCGGTGGTGGTGGCGTCGGCTCGATCGGCGCGAAGGTCGTCGAGGGCGCGGCGCAGGCCGTCAGCATCAGCGCGAGCAGCAGCAGCACGGGCCTGGGCGGCGCGAAGCGCCTGGTGGGCGTCATGGTCGATCCTCCGGGTGGCGTCACTCTGTGCGGCCAAGCGCGCGCGATCGGCCAGCCGCGCAGCCTCCTGGGCCGCGGCCTGGCGGGCGTTGCACTCCGCGGTGGCCTTGGCGTGCCCGGTGCGGTACATCCAGCCGGCGGCCCACAGCGCCGCCGCGGCTAGGCCGGCTACCACCAGCAGACGCCAACCCACACCGAACCACGTCACGGCAGCAGCCTCCGCAGCAGGGCGTCAGTCTCGGCAATCTCGGCCGCGGTCATCTCGCTCACCGGATCGGCCGGCGCGCGGCGGATCTCGAAGCAGCGGACCTCGGGCGTGTAGTCCAGCTGCGCTACCGTGGCGCCGCACAGCGCAGGCGGCTCGGTCAGCGGCACGATGCGCCCGTGCAGCATCGCGGCGCCGCGGCCGTTGGCCCAGCGCAGCCGGGTGTTGTAGAGGCGGTCGCTCACGGTGCCCGGCCCTCGCAAAGCGCGCGCTCCTCGGCGCGCCGCTTGGCCAGCCCGCTGCAGCGGTTGGTCGGATCGCGGCAGTCGCGGCCCTGGAAGTAGGTCCAGCGGTCGAACTCGGCGCAGGCGCCGGCGTAGTCTCCCGCGTTGAGCTTGCGCACCAGCGTCGAGCGGCACGCGGCGCCCGGGCCGACGTTGTAGGCCCAGGACACGATGGCATCGTACTCGTGCTGGAACAGCGGCATGCGGATGCACTGCTGCAGCACCCCCTCGAAGCGCTGCACGTCGCGCAGCTTGCGTGTCAGCGCCTCGGTCGGTGTCGTGGTGTCGCCCATGCGCACCGGGCTGCCGTCGGGCCGCGTCGTGCTGCCGAACCCGACCGTCGGCACGTCGCCAGGCAGTGGACGCACGGCGCGGTCGGTGTAGCCCTCGGACAGGGCGATGCCGACCAGACCGGCGGCACTCAGGCCCAGCGCGCCGACAGCCACACGCAGCTTTGCTGTCACGCGCCTGTACTCCCTTGGTCGCGGCCAGTCCCCAAGCGCCACCAGCGATAGATCAGGAAGCCGATCTGCAACACAAGGTAGAGCAGCGTCGCCCAAAGGATCAGATCGTTCACCGCCACGCCGGCTACCGTGGCGCCTGCCACCGTAATGGGCGGCGCCGCCTTGACGGCCTCGCTGGCAATCTCGTGCTTGGTCGTTGTCACGCCTAGCTCCTTAGAATACCCAGGGGAGCACGACGATCGCGCCGCCGCAGACTGTGGCGATGGCGTCTTGCACAGAGGGATGGCCGCTGCTACGCAGGCGCTGCAACGCCTCCCAGCCGACGGCGACAGCCGCACAGGAAATCGCGCCGACTTGCCAGGACAAGATCAGCGTGCCAAGTGATGCAATGGCCGCGCCGTACGCGACATGCAGCGCCTTGTCATGAGCGATGGTGGGTAGATTCATGATGTTGAAGTCTCGGTGTCGCGATTGATCGTGCGCGCCATGTCCTCGAGCCGGCGTTCGAGTTGTGCAATGGCCCGGTCGCTCGCGGCCTGGATCCCGGCCACCCTTGTCTTGGCGTCGGCGTCGATGCGGGCGACCTCGACCTTGGTGTCGGCGTCGCGGTTGATCTGGATCGTGCGGTTGGCCAGTGCAGCCTGGGCGCGCCGCAGTTCCTCGCTCACGCGGTCGATCTCGGCCGCGGCCTCGGAGCGCACTTGCAGGATGGCCTGCTGCATGTCGCCGTCACCCGCACCGCCGGCCGCAGCGGCCATCGCGGCCTGCGCCTCGGCTTCGAGCTTGGCGGCGCGGGCGTTGAGCTCGCGCACCTTGGCCTGCTGTTCACCCAGCGCCGCGCGCGCAGCCTCGCGCTGCATCTGCATCGCCTCGGCCTGGGCCATGGCCTGCTGCTCGGCCTGGGCTTGCTCCTCGGGCGACATGGGCTTGTTCGGGTCGCGCTCGCCGGTGAGCTTGCGGAACTGCTCGGCGATCTCGTCCTTGTTGGGCAAGTCCGAGAACTCCATGGCGATTGTCATGATGCGCAGGCTGACCTCCGGCGGCAGCCGTGTGGCCAGCTGGTTCAGCGCCTCGAACATCACCTGGCGCAGCGTGCCGGCGTAGTCCTGCTCGCTGACCACGAAGTCGGCCATGCTGCTGGTGATGTCGTTGATGAAGCGCACCGAGCCGTCGGGCTGCACCTCGGGCACGTTGACCTTGACCCACTCCAGCGCGCCCTTGGCGCCGGTCAGGCGCACCACCTTCTCCTGCGTGTACCACTGCTCGACCAGGCTGAGTTGCTTGGCGCCCTGCTCCTGCGTGGCCAGGCGCAGGTTGTCGAAGGGCTCGGTGGTGACGATCGAGCCCTGCAGTTGCCGCGCCTTGATCGCCTCGCCGGACACGGCATTGGTCTGCCGGCCCATGTTCTCGTCGGCCACGCCACCGCTGCGTTGGATGCTGCGGGTGGCCATCTCCATCATGTTGAGTTGGCCCGTGGCCGCGTCGGTGTCGCGGCGCAGTTCCACCTTGCGGCCAGGCTTGAACACCAGCACGCCGTCGGGCCGATCGGCCTCGTCGCGCAGCGTGTCCCAGTCCTCGGTGGCGCCCTCCTCGGCCAGGATCTGGTTCGAGTTGAGCATGAAGAGCGCCTTGCTCGCGCGCTTGTTCAGGTCCTGCTGGATGTCGCGCACGCGGCGGATCACCCCGTAGGGCAGGCGGTCACGGCTGCGGCGGTAGCACCAGATCGGCGTCAGGCTGAAGCGGTTGTGGCGGTACGGGCTCGGCGCCAGCGCCAGCAGCCGGCTGTCGGTGAACACGGCGAAGTGAACCCGCATCATCAGCTTGTCCACCACGGCGCTGCCCAGCTTGCCCACCGCCTCGGCCAGCGCGTTATCGCGCGGGCTCAGCACGGCGCCCTGCAGCGGGCCGTCCATCACGATGCGCACCTGGGCCGGCTTGCGGTACTGGCACTCGATGAGCTTGACCCGGCGGCGCCGGGCGTCGGCCAGTTGACCCACGCCGGCCGCGTAGATGGTGCCCGTCTTGAGTTGCTGCAGATCCTGGGCCGTGTACCACGTCTCCTCTTCCCACCCGTCGGTGGTCAGGTGGGTGCCCTCCTCGACGGCCTCGCGGATGGCCGCGGCGCGGTCGGGGAACATCAGCAGCGCGATGTCCTCGTCCACCCAGCGCCAGCGGAACAGATAGCGCGCGTCAGACAGGTCGTGCTCGTAGGCCGACGAATCCCACAGCACCTGGCGCCAGTCCTCGTACTTGGAGTAGAGGATGTCCTGCGTCGGGTCGTCGCGCACGCCGTCGTCCATCCAGCCCACGCCGCTCTTGATCGCGTCCGCGAACGCCCGGCTGCGCAGGAACTGCACCCGGTTGATGTCGCTGACGTACTTCAAGACCTTGGTCTTCACGTCGGCCAGCTCGACGTCATCCTCGGTGCGGGGAAGCACGCGCCAGTCCACGCGCGACCGGCGCTCGGTGCCGATCAGCCAGTCGACCATCGGCGCCACTTCGTTGTAGACCAGCGGCATCTGGCCGCGCTCGCGCAGGGCCGCGGCATCCTCGGGATCCCACTGCAGGTTGTCGTAGACGTCGCAGTCCATCGCCATGTCCAGGCGATTGAGGCTCTGCCGCTCCCGCTCGTAGAAGTACCACTCCAGCAGTTGGCGCAGTTCGGCGCGCGCCTCCTCGGTGTCCAGTCGATGCACGCGGCGCTCGACCACATCGGCGCCGCTGCTGGCACCCTGGCGGCGGAAGTAGTCGTCGCCAGGCGCCCGGCCGCGACGCGGGAACACGTCGAACGGGTCAGCCATAGGTAGCGCCCTCGCGCTCGATGCGGATGTCGTCGCCGGCAATCACCTGCCCGTCGGCGCGGAGTTCCATCGCGCCCATCGAGCCGCGCAGGTACTCGGCCGGCGGCGCCGACGGCATGCGGATGAGGTCTGGCAGCCCATCGTGGATGATCGACGCCACGCGCACCCAGTTGGCGCGGCTGGGCTCCAGGCCCAGCACCTCGCACGCCTTGACGCACTGCGTGGCCAGGTAGGTCGGGTCGTCGTACTTGAACGCGGCCGACTCGCACACGATGTACCAGGGCGCGCCCTTGCGGAACGCCGGCATCAGCACCAGCGCGCGCTCGTCGTTGACCCAGGTGTAGATCGCCAGGATGTCGCCGTGGTAGCGGCTGAGATGCGCCCGGCGCAGATCGAGAGTGACGCCCATTGGCGAGCCCCGCAGCGTTGAACCGCGGGCGACGGTGCCATGCTTGTCACGATTCCGGCCAGGGCCGGCGGGGGGTCAGACGGCCATGCCGCTGCGGCGCCGCTTGAACAGTTGCGCCGCGGCCGACTGGGTGCCGCTGCGCATGTGATCCTCGGCGACGATGGCCATCATCCCGGCCGCGTCCGCGCTGTGGCTCGACCAGTCGTGTTCCGGCCCCAGGCCCACGTCGCGCACTTCGTCGCGCTTCTCGTGGTACCAACCCAGCGCCTCGAGGCCGGCGGCGCACCGCTCGCTGTCCCACCACGTCGAGGGGAACACCCGACGCAGCGCCTCGATGCGGGCAATGGCCGCGCCGGCGCCCTGGTTGGGCACGATGGTGACGTTGTAGCCCGCGCGCGTCAGCGCCGACTCGTAGGTCACGTCGTAGATGCGATCGTGGGTCACGCCGTCGTGCGGCAGCCAGACCTGCATGCGCTCGTGGGTGTAGCCGCGGTTGCGCGCCCAGGTCAGGTGGGCCTCCAGCGGCTGGCCCACCGCCTCGTAGTGATCCAGCACCCGGACCTCGCGCCCGATGAACTGGGCCACCCACCAGACGAAGGAGTCGGCGCGCTTGCCCGTGCCGCCGATGTCGGTGAACGCCCGCAGGGTCATCAGCGGATCGGGCGCCACCCGGCCGATGCGGCCAGCCGCGCGCGCCGCGGTCAAGTGCTTGGCGTAGTAGGCGCCGGCCACCGTCGTGGCATAGGCGCCCTCCCACACCCAGTCGTAGGTGTCCGGCCGCTCGGCCAGGTCGCGCTGGCGCTGGCGCTCCAGCACCGCCGGGAAGCGCGGGTTGTCGCGCCAGTTGAGCTCGACGACCTTGATGCGCGGATCCTTGGCCTGGCGGAACCGGCGATCGGTGGCCGAGCCGCGGCGCTTCGGGTTCCACGTCACCCATAGCTCGGCCGACCAGCCCTCACCCTCCTCCCGCAGCGTCGGCGCCAGCACGTCCCAGGCGTGGTCGCTGACGCCTTCGGCCTCGTCCACCCAGCACAGCAGGATGCGGCCCTTGGACTTGATGCTGTCGATGTTCCGTTCAAGGCCCGCGAAGGTGTAGCTCACCCGGCCGTCGCGCGTGCGCACGTAGGTTTCCCCGACCTCGAAGGCGTCGGCCAGCCAGGGCTCGTCCTCGATCGCCCGCTTGATCTCCTCCAGCGAGCTGTCGGCCAGGCTGTTCTGAAACTGCCGGCCGCACAGGATCTGCCCGCTGATGCCGGCCTGGGCGAACGCATAGGCGCGCACCGCGGTCATCTTGGCGAAGCTGCGCGTCTTGCCGGAGCCGCGTCCGCCCCAGGCGCCGCGCACGTCGGCGGCGCCGGAGAAGACCGGGATGAGCTTGGGTGGGATCTCGATGCGGCGGGTTTCGGCCACGGGTTTGTCTATTTCGCGTTAGGCCCGCAGCGCATCGCGCAGGCGCTCCAGCGCGCTCCGGTAGTGCAGCGGGTGCAGCGGGTTGTAGTGCCACTCTTGCCCGTTCCAGATGCGCGCCCCTTCAAGTTTGTGCGCCGCGTACTCGGCGGCCTGTCTCAGATCCACGCACTCGGATGCGATCACCGCCCGCGCAAAGTCCAGCAGTCGGGCGCGGGCCGTGCTGTGGTCACCATATTCACCCTCGTAGTAAGCCGCCATCTCGGCATCCACCAGCGGGCCTAACCCGTCAGTCAACCGGACCTTGGCCGGCGAAAGTTCATCGTTCATCGTTGCTCCTGTTGCGGCCAAGGCCGGTTACTTCTGCGTTAGGCGTCTCAATGCGCGCCCACCACCCGCCCCACTCGGCCGGCGTCAGTCTGTCGGCGTGTAGGTGCTCGTCAGGCCGGCAGCACTTCAGCTTGCGCGGCATGTAGGCGTTTGGCCTGTCGCCCTGCAAGCGAGGCGCGCTGGCGTTGGTGTAGCCAACGAACAGCACTTGCTCTCGCAGTGTGCCGCGCGCATCGGACCAGCGGTGCCGGTAGGCGCCAACCTCGGTCGGCAAAGTCGCTGTGTATTCCATCGTTTCCTCTCCGCTCACCAAGACGCCTAACACTTCGCTCAAGCCGACGCCTAGCGGCGCGGCTTACCTCGGGCGTTAGGCAGCACCAGCGGCCCCAGCCACTCCAAGTCGCGGAACCAGCCGAAGTTGCTGGCGTCCTGGCCGTGGAAGTTGTCGGCCATCAACTCGACGCGCACAAACTGTTGGTACACCGGCTCCATTGCTGCCCACGTCGGCGCACGCTTCACGCCCACATTCGAGCGCGCCAGCACCGGGCGGGTGAACGGGTAGCCACGCGCCATCCAGGCCAGTTCGCCGCCCTGCGGGTGGTCTTCCACGCTGGGCGCTACTCGCGTCCAGTGGCCGGGCCATTCGTGCGTCTGTCTCATCGTTTCTCCAACATGCTGCCTAACACTTCGTTCCAGCCGACCTACGGCGGCTGAACTCGGGCGTTATGCAGCGCACCGCACCGCATAGTCCTTTGTCACCACGCCAGCGCCACGCCCTGCCGCGACCACTGTGGCGTTCACCCAACTGCGCCGTCCGTCTGCCAGGCGACGGATGTGCCCGCGTCGCAGGTGCTCGCGGGGCGAACGGTGTCCGCCAGTCGGTGTGCCGCACCCAGCCTTGCCAGGTGCCTCAATCGTCAGGAAGTGGTATGTGTCGAAAGGCAGCGCGGCCTTAATCTTCTTGCCGGCCTTCTTGGGCTCGCTGCGCTCGACATGGACGTTTGAACACTGCAGCGCGTTCAGGAAACAAAGCAGCGCGCCCAGTTCATCCATGTAGTCCGACAGCGGCACGCGCTCGTCTGCCAGCCCAAACCTGATCGGTACCCGGCCGCGATCTTCTTTCGCGCGGTCAAGATAGCCCGTCCTGGGTATCGCGCACTCTGGGAGCACGCGCCAAACCGCGTCGTCAGTCGTCCAGAATGCGACGTTGATGACGATCCAGTCGCCTTGTTCTCTAGCAAATACAACCCGCTTGGGTGCGATGACGAAGGAATCGTCTTCGTATGTCGGTCCGTTGCGCCCCCACATCGGCTCATCTGGTCTGCGCTCTCGGCCGCCGCTCTGGTATTCCAGCGCAATGCATGGGTAGGGCAGGTGCAGCGGCTGCGACTCGTCCAGCGCGCGGTACTGCGGATCATCGAACAACCTCCCGCCAACGGGAAGATGAAACTTGGTTGAAGCGCCGTGCAAGTCCACCACGCGGCTGAGTAGGGCGCGTGCCACGGGATCAAGGCTGGGCGCCTCCAGCATTGATTTGCAATGCTTCATCAGTTGGCGGCAGTAATTCAGGTGCTCCATCATGTCTCCAAGACGCATGCCAGTCATGCCGGCGTGCTCGTCGCAAGGGCCAACCGCATGGGCTACACCCCCTCCTCGTCTTGATGGGCGCGCGTGTGGCAACCCTCGCAAAGCGCCACCAGCTCGAACAGGAACTCGCGGCCGACGTGCTTGTAGGTCAGGTGATGCACCTCAGTCGGGGGGCACTCGCCACACCCCTCACACACGCCGTTGGCGCGCCTCATCACCGCGGCTCGCCGTCTGCCCCACTCCGGAGAGCGCAGATAGTCGGCATACCACTCCTTCAAGAACGCTTCGCGGTCGAAGCGTTTGCGGATGTCTTCCCACCCGGCGGCGTACTCGGCCTTCCACTGCTCGTTCAGTTCGTCGTCGAAATCGGGTGGCTCGCCGCCGCTTTCGGCCAACACCTTGGCCTTGGCAATGGGGTTGCCCTGCGGCTCACCACAGCGCAGGCACTGTCGGACGTACTGCACGGCGCCGCCCTTGATGACGCGCCGCCGAACCTCGGTATGCTCGTGCTCGCATGTGAACCGCGCGGTGAGATCGCTACGCGCCTGCGCCTGCATTGACAGAAAGTCGCTCATCGCTCGCCTCGAGGTGCATCCATCACCCGATCATTCTCGGGCTCCATCGGCACGATCTCGATCCGCGTCACACGGCGCGCCTGGCGCCCGCGCTCGGCCTCCTCGTCGGCCACCACGTTCTCGTTGCTGCGCAGCAGCTGCAGGCCCGTGGCCGCGGCCTCGTTGGCGGTGCGGGTCAGCATGGCCACCGCGCGCAGCCCGGCCTCGTCGCTCACGTCCTGCGCCTGCTGGTGCGCTTGCTGGGCCAGGATCTGTGCCGTGGCGCTGCCCAGCCGGGCCGCGGCGGCGAGGTTGCGGCTGATCGCGCGCAGTTCGTCGGCCAGGGCGACGGCCACCTGGCGCTGCGCAGGCGGCAGGGCTTCGAGCGCGTCGTTGGCGTCGGCCACCAGCCGGGCCGTCTTTTGGACGTTCGCACTTTCGTACTTCCGCGTTTCTCCGAACCGCTTTCGGATCGCGGCCTCGCTCACGCCGAACTCGCGTCCCAGCGCGCTCGCTCCCTCCCCGGCCAGCAGCCTGCGCTCGACCTCGGCCCACTGGTGCGGCGCCAGCTTGCTCGGGCGCCCCATCAGCGCACCTCCCTGACCTCGATGCCGTGGCGCCACAGCATCAGCTTCGCCTTGATGCGGTAGTCGGGCGTCAGCACGCCCTTCACGTCCTCGACGACGGCGGTGCCGTCCTTGGTGCGGTAGTGGAAGTCGGCCACGTAGGTGACCGCACGCACGGCCTTGCCGGCGCTGTCGCGCTGCGCAGGCACCAGCTCGTAGGGCACCTGGCGCTGCAGGCCGCTGATCTCGCCGGCGCGCTGCAGCAGCAGCAGTTCCGCGTAGCGGCGGGCCTCGGCCTGGCTGTCGAAGGGCTTGCCGCCGTCGCTGGCCGGCACCCGGCGGTTGCCGTACTTCGGCGCCCGCTTGAACGTGTCCAGGCGCAGCGTCACAGGGCCACCACCTTGGCGTCGGTGTCCTCGCTGCGGCGGCGCAGCACGGCCTGCATGCGGCGGATTGTCTCGGCGCGGGCCATCGCCATCTCGCGGCCGGTCAGTTCGTCGAGGCACTGGCCGTAGATGCCGACGACCTCGCGCAGCGCCACCAGCCCGGGGCCGTCTACGCGCATGCCGCCCCCAGCCCGGTAGCGGTTGGCGGCGCCCACCATCGCGGCGATGGCCGCGTTGACGGTCGGCATGACCTCCTGGGGCACCAGCCGGTGCATCGTCAGGGCCAGCGTCTCGACGGTGTTGATCGCGTCGGCCAGGTCGCGCCACTCGGCCTCGCCCGGGTGGCTGCCGCCGGCGACCGTCTCCAGCGCCGTGAGGAACCGGAGCATCACCGCATCGGCGTCGGCCTTCGGGGCCGGGCGCAGCAGCAGCAGCGGGTCGCTCAGCACGGCGCGCGGGCGGTACTTGGAACGCTTGCGCATGGCGGTCAGAGCCTCACCCCGTGGCGCAGAGCCACGGCGATCTCGTCGAGGGTCAGGGGCGTCTCTCCAGGGCCAGGCGGACGGATGCCAACACCTGCGCCCGGCCAGGGGCGTCCGGGTGCCGCGCGATCGCGGCCAGCATGGCCTGGGCCGCGTGGCGCAGCGGGTGCGCCGACAGCACCAGCCGCGTGCAGCAGGCCAAGCACTGCATGCGGAAGCCCCCGGCGAAGGGCGTGGCGGCGGCGTGCAAGCAGGCCGGACATGGCGGCGAGGTTGGATCCGGTGGGGACGGACATGGCTGGGGCTCCTCCGGGGTCACGCCGAAATGGCCTTGATCGGCACGGCAGCCTCCTCGCGCAGCACGACCTCCTCCGGGAAGTAGCGGCGCAGCAGGCCGGCGTTGCGCATCGCCTCGATCCGCGCCTTCTGCGGCGGGCTCAACTTCTTCCCGTCGTTGGTCAGGCTCATGATCTGGACGTAGCACCGCTCGGCTGGCGTGAGCTCGCTGCGGCGATCCTCCCGGGCCTTCATCTGCACCTGGGCCACCATCGCGGCCACACGCTGCGGGTCGCGCTTCTCCGGCGTGTACCCCAACCGCTGCTCGGCAGGCACCGGCTTGGCAGGCGCCTGGCGGCACAGGTCGCGGAACTTCAGCGCCGTGGGCGGCCAGTCGCTCGGGAGGTTGCGCAGCGCGTACTCGATCGAGTGGCCGCTTGTGCCGTCGAGCACCTGCGCCCAGTCCGCCTGGACGAGGGCGGGATCAATCCCTGCGTACTGGCGAAAGAACGCCTCGCCGTAGCGCACCGTCAACCGCATGAACAGCGCCTTAACCCACGCTTCGGGCAACGACATCGACGACCTCCGTGAACGTACCCACCTTCACCGCCGCGTCAGGGGCGAATGCCTCGACGCGCTTCCGTGCTGCGCGATCCCGCGCCGATTCCGTTGTGCGGGGCGGCCCAGCCGGCATCGGCCCGCGGTGCAGCCCGGGCGCCGCGGCAGCGGCGCGGGTGCGGGCGCCCTCCACGGCACCCAGCACGTAGGCGAACTCGCGGCCTGGCGCGACCTCTCGGGCCTTGTCGACGAACCCCACGAACTCCGCGGCGGTAGCACCGGCCTCCAGCAGCGTCTGCAGCCGAGGGTGGCCCGGGTTCACGTCGGCCACACCGGCGGCGCGCAACGCGATGCACACCTGCGCTGCGGCGCTCGGGCGGGGTGGCTGCTGCTCGGGGGGCGGATCCTTCGGCGGCGGATCGTCGGGCGTCGGCGGGTCGCTCGCGGGCGCGCGCGGAGAGTCGCAGTGTGTGGTGTTGTATTCACCACCCATATAGGTTCCGGTTCCGGTTCCGGTTCCGGTGTCGGATTCCGGGTGGAGTCCCGTGGGTGTCCCTTGGTTGTCCCGTGGGACATCCGCGGGACTTCCTCCGGATTCCTTGGCCTCTCCCGCGGCCTTCCGGGCGCGGGCCAGCGCCTTCCGGTCGGACTCCCGGCGCCGCGCCTCCATCATCTCGATGACGCGCTCGGTCAGCACCCGGTGGTAGCGGCGCCCGTCGTCGGCCAGTTCCCAGCCGCGCAACAGCACGGCGCGGTGCTTGGCCCACAGCTTCGCCGGCATCTCGATGCGGGCCGCGATCAGCGCCTCGTCGCCCGGCAGCGACCCGCACGGGGTCTGCTCCCACGCGACCAGCCACAGCATCAGCAGCCAGGGGCGCGCCTCGGGGCCAGCCAGTGCCCAGGTGTCCGACTGGCGGATGCGCTCGTAGTCGAGCTCGTAGCGCCAGCCGCGGGCACGGGTGTCTGGTGGGTACGGGGCGGGGATGGTCACGCCGCCTGCTCCTGCGTCAGCCACTGCTCCAGCGGCCGCACGTCCATCGAGAGGGCCACCGCGATGTGCAGTTCGAGCATCGCGCCGCGCGACTGCTTGTAGCCCGGCAGCAAAGCCACGCCGGCGCAGTCCATCAGCGCCTTGATGTCCTCGCGGAGGTAGTCCTCCCAGGCGCGGCCCGGCGTCTCCCCAAACTCGGCCGGGTTCACCACGTCGTAGCCGGCGGCGCGCAGCTGGTCCGCCGCAGCGTGGAACGCCGGGAAGTTGAGGTCGGGGTGCCCCGACATCGGCCCGGACACGTAGATGCGCGGGGTCATCACAGCCACCCCGGCGCGTCGTTCTTGGGTGTGTTGTGCATCAGGATCGTCCCCTTGCCCCAGCCCACGCCGGCCTCCTGCGCACGGCGGCGGCTCTGTGCCGCGCGCTGCGACTGCCCGATGTCACCCTCGGGGCGGCCCTTGCGGGGCACGTCACCGGGCAGCACGTAGGGCTGCCAGCCGGGCCACCAGCGCAGCACCGGCTGCGTGAAGTAGCCCGGCGCGAACTCGCGCAACAACTGCGGTCGCGGACGCCGGCCTTGAGGCTTCTGCGGCGGGCGCACCAGATGCGCAGCGCGGGGCTTGGTCATGCTGCTGCCCTCCACACGCGCTCGGCGCGGCCGCTCGTCGTCGTGCGCACGGCGCCGGTGGGCTCGACCAGCCCCAGGCGCTGCAGTTCCGGCAGGCGCTTGCGGGTCGTGTAGGCGTCCAGGCCGCACGCCAGGCCGATCTGCTCGGCGCCGGCCTCACCGAGGGCGCGCAACGCCTGCAGCACGCGCTCGGCCTGCTGCGCCGCGGCGGTCTGCATGGACTCGGCAGCCGCGTGGCTGGTCGCCGGATCGCGGCGACGGGCGCGGCTGGGCGCGGCGAAGTCGATCGACAGTTGCATCACTTCCTCCTGGCGCTCGGGGGCGCCTCGGCAATGGCTCGGTAGCGCAGGTAGCGCGGGTTGCGCGCGGCGTCGCCCACGCACTCGACAAGTTGCTGCGACCGCAGGTAAAGCAGCGCCCAGGACACCGCCACACGGCTGCGCCCGGTGCCGGCCTGGATCTGATGGAACGCCAGCCAGCGCGGCGCAGCGTCCCGCAGGAACAGCAACGTGGCCTCGGTGGCCGATCCGAGGCGAATCACGCCGGGCGGGCGCGGGTTGTAGCGGGGGGACTCGAGCCCCAGGCCGTGCTGCCTCGTGGCAGCCAGAAGCTGGCGTGCGGTCCATTCAGTGCTCACTCGCACAGCCCGTACGCGCTCGCGCACGCCCGGGGCTCCTCCGTGACTCGAATCCAATCCAGCAGACGGCCCCCGCGCTGCGTCTTGCTCCACTCCACGACGTTGCGTATGCCGCGCTTGTTCAGGTGCGCATCGCGGTGCGGGTCAGGGAAGAAGGAGGCCTCCTGCCTCTTGCTGGCCGCGGCCGAGTCCTTGCCGCCGCTGATGCTCACCACATGGAGGGTGCGCGTCATGCGTCACCCTCCATGCACGCCATCACGAACGCAGCGGCGATCTGCGGGACGATGGCGTTGCCGTAGGCGCGCAGTCGTCCCACGCGGCCGGGAACCCCATGAGCCAGCGGCTGAAGGCCGGGTTCAGTTGGCCGAGCCTTGCCGTCGCTGCAGGTGAGCCATTCGACGTCATGCCATGCAGCAAGCGGGTCTGCCGCGGCAAGTCTCGCGGGTTCGTCCCGTCGCCCGCGCTGTTGCGCGAGTCCCTCACCAGCGGGGTCGCCCATGCCGCTACCAGCCGCACCTGCTCGTTCAGCGGCCTCGCGTTGTGCGTCAGCTCGTTGCCCGGGTTGGGCGCCCCCTTGTAGTCGCGCGACTGGGGTGTCGCCCAGCCCGTCAGCGAAGCGGCCATCGACAGGTTCAGTCCGAAGCCGTTGCCGTTGCGGCCAAGAGCTCGCTGCTGCTCCCGCCTGCGCTGCCAGTTCGAGTCCGTGTCGTTCTGCGGCCCGGCGTTCGGGGTCGGCCATGCCGCCATCCGCGCCGCATCCAGCAACGTCGTGCCGGGGTGCCCGGTCACCATGTAGCCGTGACGCGCGCTGCCCGCGGCGTCCTGCCGCGTCGTCGTAGGCCACCCAGTAGAGCCGCTGGCGGATGTGCGGGGCGCCGACGCCCGCAGCGCACAGATCCGCCGCCGCAGCGGCGTAACCTGCTCCCTCCAGATCAGCGCAAACATGGTCGAGCCACGCGAGTCCAGCAGCGCCGGCAACCTGCTCGCCAAAGACCGCTGCAGGGCGGCACTCGGGGATGAGGCCAAAGAACGAAGGCCATAGGTGGCGCTCATCGTTGCTGCCACGCTGCTGGCCCGCGGTGCTGAACGGCTGGCAGGGGCAAGAGCCTGTCCAAACAGGTCGGTCGTCGGGCCAGCCTGCAAGTCGCAAGGCGTGGCTCCATCCGCCGATCCCGGCGAAGAAGTGGCACTGCGCGTATCCGCGCAAGTCGCTGGGTCGGACATCGACGATGCTCCGCTGGTCCACGTCGCCCGGCGCAATGAGGCCGCGCGCAATCAGCCGGCGCAGCCACTCGGCCGCGAACGGGTCGATCTCGTTGTAGTAAGCCGGGCCGGTCATGCGCCCCGCCTCTTGCGCCGCTCGTCGAGCTGCACGCTCGCGAGCGTTTCCAACGCCCCAACATAGGAGTCCGAAAAGTCGGGCTCGTCGTCGGGCTTGAGCCGCAGGCGCAGCGCGGCCAGCACCTCGCACGCCCTCTTGAGGCCAGCGTCGCTGGACAACCAGCGGTTCAGCGTCGAGTCATCGACGCCGATCTCGTCGGCGATTCGCGTCTGCGAACGCTGCGCAACAAGGCGCAGCAGGTACGCCTCAAGGTTGCGTGCTTTCTCCGCGGCGGGTGATGACACTGGCTGCATGTCGCCCCTACGCCGCTCGCTCAAGTTGCCCTGCGGCAGGTGCGGCTGTGGGTGCGACGTCGATCAGCGGGCGCCCGTCCGCATGCGGCCAGTCCGGATCGGGGATGCGATGCCACCGCACGTCAGGCCGCAGTTCCTCGCAGGTGGCGGCGCCGTTGGTAGCGCGCTCGATGGCGGGGCAACGGTCAGCCGGAACCCGTCCGCGCCAGCCGATCACAGACGGCGGCTTGATGCCAAGCAAGCGGGCCACCGCGCTGGGTCCCCCAAGCGTCGTGATGATGTCCATCCTCGAATGATAAGGCGCACCTAACTATTTGAGCAAGGAGTACCTTCGATGCAATCCGCTAGGCTCCCCTAATGAGTACGCTGCGCGATCGAGTCACTGAATGCGAGCGCCGCCATCCAGCCGTTTCCAGGGCGGACATTGCTCGCGCAGCCGGGGTCAAGGCACCATCGGTAACGGATTGGTTCAACGGCAAGACCCTGCGGCTCAAGCTGAAAACCGCGACGGGCGCCGCCCGGCTGTGGAGGTGCGACCCGATTTGGCTTGGAGAGGGAATCGGGGCTCCGAACTGGCTCGACTCGGCGACGCCAACCGCCTCGGCGCTACAGGCGACCCCGCCTACCCTCGAGCAAGCCCTGCCCGTCGTGCTCAGCGCCCTGCGCGCACTGCCCGAGGCGCAACGCACGGCCATGACGGCGAAGTGGGCTGCGCTGTTGCTGGCCCCCGACAGCGCCGAGCTGGCGCGCTGGTTGGGTCAGGCGCTCGGCGAGCAGCCGTGGAACGGCGTCAACCGGCGCCACGGCGCCGAGCGGCGCCAGGACGACGCTCCGCCGCCGGTTCAGGAAACGCCGGGTCGGTTTGCGGCTTGACTTCGGCGCGCATTTACAGCTTTGCACAGCCCGTCACTCGGCGACCCAGCAATACCCGTGAAGACCCCTCTAACGGAGTTCACTCGAAAGGGGGTGGCGTCGTGGTGCGTTTCGTGGCTCTGCGGCGGTGAGCCGAACGCAGCGTGAGAGGGAACGAGGGGGATCGACAGCGGTGTTTACCCTGGCCACGCTGCGGTGCAGCAATGTGGCACACTTCGGCCCTGCCGATAGCAGACCCGGCCGCCTCGGGGGTGACATATAACAGGGGGCTTCGACTCCCGACCCCCTTGGTCGCCACTCACGTATGCTGCATTTCGCGTTGCTGCTAGACGGTGGTTTCATCCGCCGCAAGCTTGGATCCAGCAGCCGCCCGGCGACCAGCACTGATGTGCGCGCCCTTGTGGCCAGCATCACGCAGCACGGCGCGCTAGCAGGCATGCGCTTGCATCGTGCCTACTACTACGACTCGGCGCCGCTCGAGGGTGCGGAGCAAAAGCCTCTGAGCGGTGAGCGTGTGGACTTTGGGCGCCAACCGACCGCTGCCCGCGTGCTCAAGCTGTTCGAAGAACTCCGCCAGGAGCCTTTCCTTGCGCTTCGCCTTGGCGAACTTGCGTTCGACGGCTGGACGGTGTCGGCGCGCAAACTGGCGAAGGCCACCGGGCCTACCATCACCATCGGCGCCGACGACTTGCGCCCCGAGATCACCCAGAAGGGCGTGGACATGCGCATCGGCATGGACATCGCCGCATTGACGCTCAAGCGCCAAGTGCAGGTCATCGTGCTCGTGTCCGGCGACAGCGACTTCGTTCCCGCGATGAAGTTCGCCAGGCGAGAAGGAGCGCAGGTCTTCCTCTGCCCGCTCGGCCAGCATGTACGCCCTACCATGCTTGAGCACAGCGATTTGCTGCTGCGACTCTAGTCGCGACGCGACTTGTCGCGCTCACAGCTCTCGGTCCTTGTCATTGATGGCCTCGGCTCCCATCCAGTAGCTGAACGCCACGACCGCGCCAACGCCGATCACGGGCAGGACTTCGAGTGTCGGCACCGCCACAAGCCATGCAGCAAGCGGGCCGAAGTTGCACGCGCCCCATAACGCCCTGGTGACGCGAACGCTCAGACTCAGCTTTTCGGAAACCCACAGCAGGCCCGAGAAGACCGCAAGCCAGAGCACGATGCCAACCAGCCCGTTTGCATCGCCAGACCCCCCCTCTTCCAGCTCGACATACAGCGCGTTCATGCGTTCTCCCGCAGCACTCGGCCTCATGTTGTAGCAAAGCCCTGTTCCAGGCGCCCGCCTCATAAGGGGGTTGCGGAAGAAGCGCGGCGGTGCGTGGCACGCACTCAAACCCAGGTGCTTAGGTGCCCCTATTGACTAGATACTAAGGCGCACCTAACATAGTCGCACCCCAAGACAACGGCTGATGCCGGGGGCGGAGCGGCTGATGCGGCCTCAGTTCCTCGACACGCCCGAGGCATGGACCCGCGCACAGCGGCGCAGCACCGACCCGGTGCGCGACGCCTGCGCGCTGGAAGGTTTTGCCCGGCGCGTCTCGCGCCGTGAGCGCTTGGCTGGCGACGCGCTGGCCGTCGCGATCGCCCTGGCGCTGGTGGCGCTGGCCCTCAACGAGATGGGGGCGCTGCTGTGACCGGCCGCGTCATCCCGATGCGCTGTCAGGCCGACGCCTGCGAGCAGGGGCGTCGTCCCTGCCCTTCTCCAGCAGCCTGCCAGGTTCCCCAGGAGGAGCCTGAGCCGGACTTCCCCGCGCAGTGGATCGAGGCGCTGCTGGTGCGTGGTGATGCTCTTGGCGCTGCTCGGCGCCATCGCTGCCGTGGTGTGGCCGCTGTGAGCAAGTCGCACACCCCCGGCCCGTGGTTCGCCGACAAGATCGAGGACCGCTCGGCCTTCAACATCTTCATGCCGGGCTACTGCTCGGCCGGCGCCTCCGTGCATCACCTGTCCAACGCGACGGGCTGCATGGGGTCGCTTGAGGTGGAGGCCAACGCGCGCCTGATCGCCAGCGCCCCCGAGCTGCTGGACGCCCTGCGCCGCATCGTGGCTTTGTGGGACCACCACGCCAGCGCGCACGGCGATGGGGTCGCGTCCCCTTTGCACAAGGTGGCCCGTGCCGCCGTCGCCAAGGCGACCGGGGGGCAGCCGTGAGCGACACCAGATTCCACGCCGCGCGCCGCGCGATGGCTGCGGGCCAAGCGGCCTGGGACAACGCCGAGCCGCCCGACGGCGAAGACGATTTGCTCGAAGCGATGGACGCGGCCATCGACGAGTTGCAGAGCCTGCGCCACCTGATGTTCGTCGGCCGCAAGAGCCGCGACGACGTGGCCAGCGAAGTCCGCGAGATCGCCCAGTACCTGGGCGACGTTCACCCCTGACCCCACGAGGAGTTCAACCCCACATGAACGCCCCCGCCGAGTTGGCGGTCATCGCGCCCGACGCGCACGACCGCAGCAAGCTCCTGGGCGGCAGTGACATCGCTGCCGTACTGGGCATCAGTCCCTGGAAGACGCCGCTGGATCTGTGGCGCGACAAGACCCAGCCGCGCGGCGACGGCCCGACGCGCGCCGTTCTCAAGCGCGGCATCCGCTGGGAGGGCGCCGTGGCCGAAATGCTGGTCGAGCGGCTGCAGGAGCAGGGCCACACGGTCGAGATCGTGGCCAGCAACCGCCGCTACCGCGACCCGGAGTTGCCGTTCCTGGCTGCCGAGATCGACTTCGAGATCCGCCTCGACGGCGCCGAGGAGATCACGAACTGCGAGTTGAAGACGGTTCACCCGTTCCGCCTGCGCGAGTGGGGCGAGAGCGGCAGCGACAGCCTGCCCGTTCACTACACCGCGCAGGTGATGCACGGCCTGGGCGTCACCCGCCGGCGCGACGGCATGCTGGCCGCGCTGTTCGGCGCTGACGAGTTGCGCGTCTACCCCGTGCCGGCCGACGGCGAAACCATCGCGGCCCTGCGCGAGCGCGCCAGCGCGTTCTGGCTCGATCACGTCCTGGCGGGCGTGGCGCCCGAGCCGACCACCCTGGAAGACCTGTCGAAGTTGTTCGACAAGGACAACCCCGACGCCGCGCCGCTGCTGGCCGACGACGCGCTGACCGAACAGGTCATGCAGCTGCGCGCGATCAACGCCGAGGTCAAGGCCCGCGAGGCCGAGGCCGAGGCGATCGAGGTCTCGTTGAAGCGCGCGATGCGCGACTGCACCACCTTGGTCATGCCCAACGGAAAGACGGCCGTGGAGTGGAAGCAGCGCAGCGGGTCGTACCTCGACGAGACGGCGCTGAAAGAGGCGCACCCCAAGCTGGCCCGTGAGTTCGCCCGGAAGTGGGAGAAGCGGGTCTTCACCGTCAAGTCCTTCGACACGAAAGGCATCTGATCCATGAGTACGACCGCCCTCAAGGCGCACGTCACCGGCAAGGTGGCCAACGCCCAGCAGCAGCCGACGACCATCGCCGGCCTGCTGACCGACCCCAAGATCAAGGCCCAGCTTGCGCTGGCCCTGCCCAAGCACATGACGGCCGACCGCTTGGCCCGCATCGCCCTCACCGAGGTCCGCAAGGTGCCGGCGCTGGGTCGTTGCGACCAGGCCAGCTTCCTCGGCGCGATCATGCAGTGCGCGCAGCTGGGGCTTGAGCCCGGCGGCGCACTGGGCCACGCCTACCTGCTGCCCTTCGAGAACCGCAAGAAGGGCATCACCGAAGTGCAGTTCATCGTCGGCTACCGCGGCATGATCGACCTCGCCCGGCGCTCCGGCCAGATCCTGTCGCTGGAGGCCCGCGCCGTCTACGCGGCCGATCGCTTCCACGTCGCCCTCGGCCTCAACCCCGACTTGACGCACGAGCCCGACTGGGAGGCAGATGACCGCGGCCCGCTGCGGTTCGTCTACGCCGTGGCCAAGCTCAAGGACGGCGGCACCCAGTTCGAGGTCATGAGCCGCGCCGAGATCGAGCGCGTGCGCGCCAAGAGCAAGGCGGGCCAGTCGGGGCCGTGGGTCGATCACTACGAGGAGATGGCCAAGAAGACGGTCATCCGCCGGCTGTTCAAGTACCTGCCGGTGAGCATCGAACTGGCCAGCGCCGTCGAGCAGGACGAGCGCGTCGATCTGGACATGCCGCAGGACAACCCCCTGCAGCCGGTCACCGTGGACGCCGACACCGGCGAGATCACCGGCGGCGCACCGCCACCGCCCGATCCGTCGCAGGACGACTTCGTGGCCGACATGGAAGCTACCGAGCGCGCCGGGGGTGGCAAGTGAGCACCCCTACCCGCATCTACCTCGTCCGCAACATCGACACCGCCGAGGAGCGTCTGGTGCGCGCCACCAACGCGCCGCGCGCCCTGGCGCACATCGTGCGCACGTCCTACACGGCCGAGGTCGCCAGCCAGGACCAGCTGGTCGCGCTGCTGACCGGCGACAACCGCGTGGAGATCGAGGACGCCACAGGCGCGCGCGAGGACGACCCCCAAGGCCCAGCAACGGCCGGCGAGGCGCCGTGAACGTCCACGTCGCCAAGGGCGAGCGCGTCGGCGAGGTCTTCGCGGCGATGGCGGCGCGCATCGGCGACGAGCGGGCGCGCACCGCCGCGGCCTTGGTCAGCTCGGCGCGCCAAGCCGCCCTGCTTCACTCGGCGCTGCACCAGGACGCCAGCAAAGAGACCCTGTGCCTGATGGCGCAGGTGCTCGAAGCGACGCTGGTGCGGACCCTGAAGGTCTGCGGCGTCGATCCCGGCGATGCCGAGGCCTTGATGCGGGCAGTCGACGCAGACACCGAGGCAGCCATCGCCGAGGCTCGCGGACAGCGCGGGGCTGCGTCGTGAATCTGCTGGCACTGCTTGGCGTCTGCGTGGCAGTGCTGGCCGTGATCGGCCTCATTGCCTCGCTGGTCGACTGGTTGACGACCGACAAGCGATGAGAGAGTCGAAACTGGGGGCATCCGCCATGATCCTGATGGCGCTCCCGTTGGAGCGGAAGCAATGAAGAAAGTGCCCCTAGAAAATTGGGCCGCACGGCACTATGACCCGCCGCCGTCGCTGTGGGTGCTGCGCCGCTGGGCGCGCGATGGCGAGATCCACCCGCTGCCCGAGAAGGTCGGGCGCACCTACTACGTGCGCGAGGACGCCCGCCGCATCACCGGTGCGCCCGAGTCGCTCGTCGACCGACTGAGGGCCGCATGAACGCTGCACGCCGCTCGATCAAGCGCCGCGACTGGCCTCGCGGCCTGCGCGAGCCCCGCCCGGGCTACTTCGCCTGGGAGCACCCGGACGGCCGCATCCTGCCGATCGGTCGCGTGCCGCTGGCGGTGGCCAAGTCAGAAGCGACTGCGGCCAACCTGTACATCGCCGAGCACCGCACGACGCTGGTCGACCGCTTGGCCGGCGCATCGCAGACCGTGGCCGACCTGCTCGACAAGATGCCGGAGCCGGCGAACCGCAACACCCGCAAGAGCACCAAGACCCTCGACTCCAAGATCCGCGCGAAGCTCGGCGACATCCACTGCGCTGCGCTGCGCGTGCGGGACGTTGCCGAGCTGCTCGAGGAGGTCAAGGAGGCCGGCAAGGCACGCACCGCCGAGGCGCTGCGATCACGCCTGCTGGCTGTGTGCCGCAAGGGCCAGGCGCTGGGATGGATGGAGTCGAACCCGGCCGAGATCACCGACCGGCCGAAGGTCGCCGTGAAGCGCGGCCGGCTGACCCTGGAGCAATTCCGCGCGATCCTCGAGCACGCCACGAAGGCCGCGGGCTGGCTGCCCCGGGCGATGCTGCTCGGCCTGCTGACCGGCGCCGACCGCTCGACGCTGGTGGGCCTGCGGCGCGCCGACGTGGCCGATGGCTGGCTGACCATCACCAGGCCGAAGACTGGCGCGCGCGTGGCCATCCCGACCTCGATCCGCCTGGAGGTCGTCGGCATGTCGCTGGCCGAGGTGCTGGCCCAGCGCACTGGCGTCGTGTCGCCCTGGCTGATTCACCACGTCACGCCCTACGGCAACGCGCCTGCCGGCTCGCCGGTGTTCGCTGACACGGTGAGCAAGGCGTTCACGCGGGCGCGCGAGATGGCCGGCATCCCGGACGAAGCAGCGCCGACCTTCCACGAACTCCGCAGCCTGGCCAAGCGCCTGTACCGCGAGCAGGGCGGCGTCGACACCAAGGCGCTGCTCGGCCACAAGACCGAGCGGATGAGCGACCTGTACGCCAACCCGCGGGGCGTCGAGCCCATCCGGGTCAAGGTCGGATGACGGCCCAGCGCGACCTCGTCACAGCCCGCTCCGGCGGGCTTTTTCATGCCCGGAATCAGGCCGCCGGAGGGCCGGAAAGCTCAGCGCATGCCGCACGAATTCCGCACGCGAACCGCACGCTCATAGGGAAAGCAGATATTGCCCATGCACACCATCAGCACGCGAAAGCGCGCCGCCATCGCTCAACGCCCCTTGCCGCCGGCAGCCGCCAGCGGCACCACGTTGGTGTCGTGACCATCGGCACCGAAAGCCTGCTCGCGCAGCAGCGCGAGCTGGTCGCGGATGCGTGCCGCCTTCTCGAACTCGAGGTTGCGCGCGTGCTCGAGCATCTGCTTCTCCAGCGCCTTGATGCGCTTGCCCAGGTCCTTCTCCGACATCGTCTCGACGGCGGCCGCGGCCTCGGCAGCGCGCTGGTCCTCGCGCGCCGCCTTGTCGGAGACGACGCCGTCGATCAGGTCACGCACCTTCTTGTTCAAGGCCCGCGGCACGATGCCGTGGGCCTCGTTCCAGGCGATCTGGCGCGCGCGGCGGCGCTCGGTCTCGTCGATCGCCCGGCGCATCGAGTCGGTGATGCGGTCGGCGTAGAGGATGGCGCGCCCGTTGAGGTTGCGCGCCGCACGGCCGATGGTCTGGATCAGGCTGCGCTCGGCGCGCAGGAAGCCTTCCTTGTCGGCGTCCAGGATGGCCACCAGGCTCACCTCGGGCAGGTCCAGGCCCTCGCGAAGCAGGTTG